ATCATTGTGGGACTACTAAGGGAAGTCGATCCCTTACGTGTAATAGACGGTCTGGATATGGTGGATGAACATGACCATATTCACTGATTCCCGTACCGGATCTGTAGAGCTGGCAGACTTACTCAAGGATGCAATTGTAACCACTTTGGAGTTCGGAGATTGTGCATTCTCCGGTAATGGTCCAAACGGGGTTATCAAGGTGGGCGTGGAGCGCAAGGTTATTTCAGACTTAATTCAGTCCATTAACTCTGGGCGATTAAGTGGACACCAACTACCAGGACTCCTTGAGACCTATGATCGGGTCTACTTGTTGGTGGAAGGCCAATGGAGAGCCAGTCGCAAGGATGGTACAGTGGAAGTATTCAGGCATGGGAAGTTCAAGCCTCTTGGGTCGAGCAGATTCACGAGTAAACGTGTATGGGGATACCTGACGGCCCTTAATGCATCTACAGGAGTTACCGTGTTTATTACGCCAACCATGGAGGAGACGGTACTGGTGATTGAGGAATTGGAGCATTGGTGGAACCAACCATGGGAGAAGCATGTATCACATCTGATGGTGAACAAACTCAGTCCTCCATCAGCATATATGCGACCTGGGAGACCATCACTGATAAGACAGATAGCTCTTTGTTTACCAGGTATCGGATATGATCGAGTGATGGAAGTAGAGAAGAAATTTAGGACTGTAGGAAAGATGTGGGAGGCAGATGAGAAGGCATGGCAGGAGGTGGAGGGGATTGGTAAAATTACAGCCAAGAGAGCTTATGAATCGCTCCATACTTGATTACTGGGCATATAGTAATTGTGGAACAGAGTTCACCAATCCGGCAGATTGTGCCAATGAGAGGCTATTACTGTGTGTGTATTGTGAGGATGAGAGGATGCAGGCAGAAGGAGGAACCGATGTACCTTATCTTAATGAATCCCACCGATAACCATAAACCATACTATGGAGCTATCACTATTATGAATGGTGTCCCATGGTACGTTACATCCCTTGCTCATCCAACACTGTTCAAGACTGAACAAGATGCATTGAAGATGACAAGGAAGTTGGCGAAGGATAGGCCAGAGGATACATTCACGGCGGTAGATGTAGATACCTACTTGACGATTGTAGATCAGGATTTCACCTGTCCATGGATAGTACAGATGAGGCAGGAACAGATGGAATTGGTGATGCCGAAATGATACAAAACTCTATGCCAATACAAACAAGGATGTGGAAAGGATTAAACGGAGAATGGATAGTTGAGTGGGATGGAGTATTATTGATATATCCTGATCTATATGGAGATTCATATGACTGTTGATGAATACAAAACCAAATACGGCGATCACTCAGTAACTGGATTCTGGGGAATAAAAAGTATTGTTCATACTTACAAAATTCCCGTGGCACTCCATGCACTTCTCGATAATACCATCAAGAAACTTAATCTCATCTATATTCCTTATGCATGGTCATGGATGAGATTCAAGAAGAGAGATATATATCAAGAGATATTGGAGATTGAGGAATCCATTAATGTAGCTGTTGAAGGAGAGAATGAGGAATACTTGAAGGAAGCATTGAGGATGTATTATGAGAAATGGGTAACTATTATTAAAGAGTTTAAACCAATTAAGGATAGCTATGTGCCATTTTAGAAAGGAGGAGAGATGAGAGAATCAAAATTTAGGGTATGGTGTAAGGAAAAAAATGAATGGGAAAAAGATTCTGTTGTTTTATTCCCAGATGGAAGGTTAGGACATTGGCTCGGTAATAGATTTATCAGTTTACGACAAGAAAATCATATTTTGGTATTCTTCACTGGTCTCTTCGACAAGAATGGGAAGGAGATTTGGGAGGGAGATATTGTTGAATGTACCAGCGAACTTATTTTAATTAATAGAAATATCCCAACTGGGAAAATGGTGACAAAACGTTGTTCTATTGAATATCAGGCTGATCGAGCTATGTTTGGAAGAAAAAGTATTCCAGATGGACATTTTGAACCATGGTCTATGACTCAAGAACAAATGACCGAGTTTTATATTGTCATCGGCAATATCTATAAGAATCCAACACTATTAGAGCAGAATTAATCTATGTGGGCACAAGCCACTAAAGAACTAATCATGCATGTATGGAGACATACTATTGATGGCAAACTCATCTCTGTATGCGGGAAGGAAGGAGAGTTTCCGGTAGATTATATGGCGAGGTTGCCCAAATGTGAGAAATGTGCATCATTACTGCCAAAGTATAAGGAGGGAAAATGAATAGTTGGAGAGAACTTATCATCATCTTGTTATTAGGTTTCTTTATAGGTGTTTATGTTGGACAATATGATGGTAGAAAGAAAACTATTGATGGATTAGTTCCTTTTTATGAAAAAGAAATAGGAAGATTACAAACTTGGAATGATCTTCTACTAAAAACAATGTTATCTACGTTACCTAAAAAGTAGAATATGAAAATCAAATAACGAAAAGGGTGAGACGGCGAGCACCCACCCCGATCTTTAGTAGCGGGACATTGACGCTCGTCTCCACCCGATGGTTATGAGAAAGGAGATCATTATGAAACATTTTTTTCAAGAACCAGAAAAATCTTTTTTCCAAAATGATGAAATAGGATGGATTGCTAAGCCTGGCCGTGAATATTGGGCCGAAGAAGGACAAGTTTCAAATCATTGTTGGATATATGAGCATTCAAATCAATGCCCTTGTCGAAAAAAAGTTTAATCCAAATAACGCTCCGGCTCACTTGGCCGGCAAGGAGGAAACATGAAATCTAAAAGAGCTATTCCGGCTCAAGTGCAGTCGGTTGTTAGCGAAAAAGACCTTATTATTTCATATATAAAAGGACTCCTTGACAATGGATTCTTTCTTGTTTTAACTCCTACTCAGTACAGATTGTGTCCCAAAGAATTAAAGGGGCATCCAAATCTTAAAGTAAATAAACTCTTACCATTACGCTAACGACTGAACTCAGCGGCGGCGAAAGGAGTTGATATGCTAAACAGAGACGAAGAAGTTGAAAGGATTTTCTTGAGTGATTTGTTAGACGGAGGATTTATGTTATTTTACTCTTTTATTTGGCAAGCTCAAACTTCAACAGAAGGTGTCTATATTTTTTATAGAAATAAATGCGAAGTTATTGGGCACAAAGAAATTTGTTGGGATCTTTGTTACTCCGTCTAATGATTGAACTCAGCGGGCCATTGACACTCGCCTCGAACCGCTGGTTATACAGAATGGAGGAATCAATGACAGTACAAGAGTTTGAGGAGAAAATTCAATCTATCCGTGCTAAAAATGGTTGGCGTATAGTTTTAGATTGTTCAGGAATTTGGGAAATTAGAGTATACGATAAAGAGACAGACAAACTTCTTGCAAGGACTGGAGGATCAGGCATTGAACCAGTTCCTGAAATACTCGAAATGCCGTTTGATAAATGCCCTTGGGTTTAGACTGTATAACGTAGAAATCAGCGGCGTTTTGAACGTCCGCTGGAATGATTGGTTATGCCTTTGGAGGAAATAAGAATATGATTGTTGAAACGGTGAAAATGAAATTAGTGGATAAAACAATACCAATAAATTTACAGGTTGGTCAAACTATAAATGTTTTTTGCGAAGAAATAGAAGGTGAAGTTAAAATGACTGTGATTAGGTTATATAAAGATGGGAGTTTTGATGGAGAGGTAATTTGGGAGGAGGCATAACGTCAAGGGTGAGGCGTGTTAAACATTGCCTCCACCCGCTGGTTATCTGGAGGACGTATGAGTTTTCTAATAGAAAAACGTTCATTCTGGTTTTCCGAGAAACAAAAAAAGGAACGTATGCAACAAGGGCTTGGAGTTATAATTTGCGTTCTTGAAAATGGAAGACAACATGAAGTTACGGAAGCCGTCAATATCGGAAAGAAGCCGATAGGGTCTTGGGATGATTATAAGTTTGTAGGAAATGAATATCATACTAAATATATTCCATATGACCCAATTTATTTCAGATAACCACTGATTAACAAGCCATTTTGCCCTGATAATGGTATTCAGGCGGTGATCCAGCCCAAGACAACTTCAAGTACGGGGGGAAGGATATTAGCGACCGGATTTCCCTCCATCGCCTGAAAGGAGGGAAGAAAAGGAGTTGATATGCCACGAAAGATAAAAGAATCCGTCTTGAACGATTTGTTATGTTGCCCATATTGTGGGGCTTACAAATGGGGAATTTCATTTTATGGGATAGGAGAAAGATCATACGCAGAATTAAATCACCAACCAGATTGTTTCTTTCGTGAACCAACCAGATTATTTCTTCCGTCAGATGCTTATATTAGATGGAATAGAAGAAGGTGAAATAAGAATGGAAAAAGAAGAATGGTTAAAACGTTATAAGGCAAGAATGGTGGAACGGGGACTACATGAAAGAGAGGCCACAGCGGTTACTGAGGCGACTGGTAATGAACCTGATTTCTTAGATGATGATCCAGAGGGTGCTGCTGATGATGAATTAAGCTTTTGGGCAAATGATGATTAAAGAGAATGATCTATTCTGCCCTCCATCGCCCGAAGGAAAGGAGAAGAAGATAGACGAAGAACTTAGAAAAATATTTTATGAAAGTGACAAGGCTGAATATACTTGTCCTGATTGTAAGGGCCATGATTTTAAAGAAGGCCCACACGGAGGATTATCGGTAAATATAAAATGTGCAAATCCGAAGTGTGGTTCTGGATTTAATGTCTGTCCAATAACCAGATTTATAGAAAGGATAAAGATTTGAGGCAGGATCGGTGGCATAGGAGACAGTGTATTGCTATTCGTAGCCTCATTCTGTCCCGAACTGGTCCTGCCTTTTTGAAAGGAAGGTGAAAATGACTAAAATATGTAAAAGATGCGGATTAGAAAAATCAATTGATGATTTCTATAATAACCCATTTAGTAAAGATGGGAAAAGATATGCCTGTAAAAATTGTTGGCATAAAATGACCGCCCAAGCTAACATGAGAATGAGAAAACGCAATCCAGAAATAGTTATAAAAGAAAGAAAATATAAATCTAATTGGAGACAAAAACATCCAGAAGCAATCAAAGCACACAATATTTTAAATAACGGGATAAGAAATGGTCTTGTTGTAAGAGGAATATGTATTTTTTGTAGTAATAAAAAACCATATGGACATCACGAAGATTATTCTAAACCATTAGATGTTTTGTGGATATGTCCTAAACATCATACAGAAATTCACAGAATTGATTGGAGGTGATGCCGAATGAAAGGTACTCATGGCTCAGGTTGTCAGTGTGATGATTGCCAGCGCCTAATGTAGTTGCAGGGGGAAATAACCGGTAAAGTATCCTGCAAAGGAGGAAGAGATGACAGCCTTCAGTCAATATCTTAAAGAGCAAGGTTGGTGGTTTAGAATGAAAGTTTGGATAAGAGTAAAATTACTCAAATTATGGCTGTGGATAAAGTATGGATGAGGAGGAGGTTTAAGATGACAGAAGAAAAATGGAAAGAAGAATATTGGAAATGGTTTGGAGGACTTTCTTCTGAAAATAGGGAACTTTCCTATCTCTTATTACAGGAGGCATATTTTCAGGGCCGTCGAGATGAGGGTAAAGAGAGGCAGGAGGAGATTGAGAGATTGAAGGAAGCTCTCGATCATCCACCATTTCAATCCTATGGCGATGCTTTAAGAGAGGGATGTGATTCTGATGGAGCATGGGAATGTTTTATAGAGGATTATCTAAGGCATGTTAAGGCAACTTTTGAGGAGGCCCAATGAAAGAGATTGAGAAGATTGAACCGAGATTAGGTAAGGGAGAACTTTGGGCGGATGAGCATATTCAAACACTTCTCTCCTCTCTCGAATCAACTGAGAAGGAGAGAGAACACTTGGGCAAAGAATTAATTGAGGCTCGGATGGAGATTGTGGGATTGAGGGATGAAATCTCCGAGCTAAAAGGGCAGATTAGGATCGAGATTGAGAATAATCAGGGATGGGTAGCTGATCTCGAAAAGGAAAAGGAGAGGGCTGATAGAGAAGAGATTAGTGTTAATGAGCTTTCATTGGCCTTACAGGATACTGAACGACACCTGGATGAATTAGTAAAGGAGAAGGAGAAAGTAATAGAATTGGTTGAACGACATCAATCTTTAATAAAAATACACAATGATTATGTTAGAAAGAATTGTGAGGATCTCGAAAAGGAGAAGAAGAGAGTTGATGATTTTCAACACAAGTATCTTGATTTGGGGGAAATTAACCAGCATCTAAGAATGGAGATTTTGGAATTGAAGGAGAGGGTGAAGGCATAAGAAAAAGCTACAATCTTCTCTGATCTTCATGGAGATATTGCTTGTATTGAATATGCCACCAAACTTGAATCTCGCCTTCAGAAGGCGGTGGAGAGGCATAAAGCGCTATATCTAACATATCTATACAAATCACAAGATGAAGAACTCTACAAAGTACTTGAGGAAGTAAAATGAAAGAAATGAAACCTTGGACAGTTATTAATCTTTATAACCTTTTGTGTTGGTGGATGGATGGTTATCCAGTACCAATTTCAGAAACTATAAATTCAGAATAACCTTCAGGTTGGCCTCGATTCAATGCCATACAGTACCGGCGAAGTACCGGAGATGATATGGGAGATGAAAGGCTGGCCTGATATTCATTTTCCAATCAACATTCCAGCCAGAAATAATGCCATTCCTGCAATACCATAGACTTGCCAATTGGAAGTAGGTTTTGAAACTTCACTTAGTTTGATCGCTCTGTCAGCAATTTCCTTCATCTGATCAAAATTCCTGTTCAATCCGGCGATTTCCTTATCCTTAATCTCAATCATCTTCTGACAAATTTCGATTTCACGTTTGTCCAATTCACGAGTACGATTCAGATTGGCAACTTGTCCTTCCAAGTTCTCAATCGTCTTATCTTTCTCCAAGTCCATCTTTCTAAGCAATTCATAATCTTTAAGACGGCGTAGAATCTCTTGGGAATCGGGTAATCCGATATCGAGATAATCATCTGTGTCTGCGGACTGAGCGAAAGCCAAGTTTGTGGTACTCAACGACAATACTATCAATGTTAGAAGGCACAATAATAGTCTCACGAGCAACTTGAAGTTCACGAATCTTCTCCTTGTAACCATCTCTCTCTGTAACAAGTTTACCATTCTTAACCTCTAAGGTAATCTTCTCCTTTTTGATTTGTTCCTTTTCGGTACTGAGTTTGGCGATCTCATCTTCACAGGATTTTATCCATTCTTCCCTATCTTTAACAATACGGGACTCATCCTTTCTGAGATTATCGAGCATCATATTATAGAGTTTTATATTTGTTCCGGTAATAGAACCGATCCAGACCAATAGTACCAAGATTCCAATACCAATAAGTACCAATTTCCAGTGTGCCTTTATCATTCAGACATCTTCCTTAGATTGGAAACTTAGCAGATCCATTTCCTTCCTCAATCTTCTTATAACTGGTTTCGGTATAGGATTTGAATCCTCTATATCCAAGCCATATTCCCATAGAACCAAGATAAATGGTGGAGTAATTTCCACCAAGAGATTTCCATGCATCCTGAACCATTTTATCAAAAAATCCGGCAAGGAGTAGTCCCATTGTCATTACTGTAAACGCAAAACTGACCACCCACCCTTGTATGGCTCCATCTTTTACAAATTCGATTTTCATCATATTCTAAACTCATTTTCCTATTAATAACATTTTGCACTTTTTGTATTATCGAACATAAGATTTTGATAGATAAAAGACATTTTATCATGAATCCACCTATGGTATTTTCGATCACATATTAATAAATTTTCATTCCTACCATCCAATTTGTTTCCATTAATATGATGTATTACCTCCATTTTTTTTAGTCTTCTACCAAGAATTTCTTCAACTTTTAGTCGATAATCTGCAATCTTCTTGCGATCATCATTAGTATGAACCAGTCTGATTCCATTTTTTCTATCAAACATTTCTGGCTTATAGGCGTGATGATTTTTACCTCTAAATATCTTAGATCTCTGAAGACCATAACACTTTCTACAACATCTTAAATGAAATTTTATTTGGTCTTTTCTTCTTAAGAACTTATCTCCACATTCTGGACATATTGCCCACTCGTAATATCTCCTACGATTTTTAGACGTAATTCTAAATATTTTGCCATCTTCCGCAAACACTAAGTCTTTGGAAATAATTTTCATCTGTTATCTTCCAGTTGCACAAAAGTATAAATCAACAACCCTGTTAATCCATCCCTTTAAAAATGTCGTCTGAGATATTGAGCAATAAAGTTTTATTCTTAATATTAAAAAATGAATCCAATCCCCATGGCTTTGGTTTAATAATTCTTTTGCCCTCCTACATCCGAGATTCACGGCAGCATCAAAAACTACCATATCCATCGGCTCATCAAGACTATCACATCCAGAGGCTTCCCAGTATTCTGTTCTATATATTTCCTTGGCTTGATCGAGAGTGAGATTTGCAATATCAATATCGGGATGAGACCTCTTAGAGATACCATATTTAGTCTCACCCCCTGGGTCCGAAGGATTATTAGAATATCCTCCTTCCCATTTAAGCGTGAACTCAAGTGCGGATTCGAGACTCATACTTTATTCCTTTCTTATTTCACCAAATCAGCAAAACTTTTACCCTTAGCCTTGGCCTGCTCCTCAAGTCTCTTGAACTTTTTCGCATTATTACGATACACGGCCATACCCAATCCGAATCCAATTATCAAACCATAAATGAGTGTCCAGAATGGATGAAACATAATATCATCTCCTTTCTATTCTCCGTTTTTCCTTAAGATATCAAAGTAATCTCTCTGCCTTCTCAATTGCTTTGCTATCTCTATCCAACCTTGAGCATCCGTAATATTCTTTCTTGAGATCCTTCTCAATATTCCACACATGGAGATATAGGCATTTCTGATTTCTGCAATACATTCTTTTTGAAGACTGGTCATTTTTGGTTTCTCAAATAGTCATTTATACTATCAACTTTTTCAAACAGTTTTCCTTGTCCATTAATAATAATTGTAAACTTATCATCTATTGATTTATGGATAACTTCACATACAGACTTATCTTGCTTCTTTTCTTCCATTTTATCCACCTTACTTTTAAGTCCAAGTGCAGTAAGGATTCCAAAAAATATACCAGCAACTCCTCCACCACCTAAAGATCCAATGTCAAATGCCATATCAACCTCCTATCCAAATTTGATTCCTATTGAATTGAGTTTCTTGATTTCTATTTTCATCACTCACCCATGGTGGGGAATTGTTCTGGAGTCATTGGTGGCATACCTCCAGCAGGTGTTCCAACTATACCTCTCGTTGCTTGAAATTTATCTAATATGATTGGAGCGATTCTCAATTTTTCCTCATCAGTTGCATTTTCCCAAATACCTAAAGCACCCTTCAGATTCAGAAATGGAAGGCTTGATTCAAGCCCTGACCATGGATTTCTTCCAATTCTTTGGTTAATGTTTCTTGTAATCTCTATCATCCTTAGATACATTTGTTCTATAAGATTTCTCTTTTCATCTGGATTCATGTCTGGATTAGCATATACTCTATCAATAACTCCTCTCATATTTGCAAGAGCTTTCTGTGTACGATTTATAGCTAATTCAAAATTCAATATGGCTCTATTTTCTCCAAGAAGAGTTCTGGCTTCATCAATTTTTCCTTGCTTTCTTAAAGCATTGATTGATGATTTTAAGGCATGGACTTCATGATAAGTCTCATAGAATCTTTGTATACTGCTGGCATCACTGCCGGGATATCGTGAAACAAAGGCCCTAATTACAGGTATATCGGCCAGTGTCCTTGATGGTTTAATTTCTTCTGGAACGATTCCAGCAGAGACGAGTCCCTTATCTAAAATTCTTAATGCATGTCCACCTAATCCTCCAGACCACCCTCTTATAAAGTTTTCAATCTTTGCCGGAGAAGCAGCACCTTCACCTACGATTGGAAGATAAGAGAGTTGTCTGCCTATCCATTTAGCAGTCTCGGTAGTATAAGGTTGGTATTGATATTCTGGACGTAATGCCTCTTTCCCTCTTGGAACAATGGGTCTGCCGGTAAAGAAACTTTTGTTTGCCCAATTCTCAACAAAAGGCAATGCAGCAGTTGGTATTATTCCTGGCATAGAACCGGCAGTTAATGCCTTTCCGATATTCTCAAATGTTTCTGGATCACCAGTTCGTAAGTATCTCATAATATATTCTGGTACACTGCCGAAGATTATTCCAAGCTCAAATGGTTTAGGAATTCTCCAGAGGTGTTTCTCTGTTGGAATAATCCAGAACAATGCTTTTTGCCATTCTGGAAGTTCTTGGTAACGGGGATCACCTTGATTATAATAAGCAAGAAGTAAAGAAGGAATAGTGATACTTATTGTTGCCTTTGTAAAAGTTCTGAGTGCAAGTTCTGGGTTCTTCTTAAAGTTTAGTGAACCTATTAATTTGTCGATTCCTCTCACATTAGCATTCCAGAAAGCAATGATCATGTTTACTGCTTTTGATCCAGAGGCAATCTTACCAAAATCTAATGTACTCTCTCTAAACTGCATTGCTGCTTCCGGCAATGGAGCACCCTTCTCTATTGCCTTTATTCCAACACCTAATCGAGTTCCCATTTCAGATAATTCAGTAAGAATCCTAAGAGCTTCAATAGGATGTGTAACAAGATTCTTCATTACTTCCGTATAACTATCTCCTGATATTGCTCCACTTAATTTTTTCTTGGCAAGTAATTGTTTGGCTGTAAGTCTAATATCTGTTCTATCAAGGGAAATAAAAGCTGATTGAGATCCTCCAGACATAAGAAGTTTTTGATAGGCTTCATCTCCCTTTACGGCACTTACTAAACCTTTAAAAAAATCCCAAGGTGTAAATCCATATTTGGAATAGACAAAAGCTGAGAACCAATCCCTTGGTGGATTTCTCATCCAGAATTCTGGGGAAAGAATAGCTCCTGCCCTAAGTGTTTTGGCTGGAAAACTTAAAATCCTTGTTGCAATACCAACACTTGATCTATCTAAAGTCTGTAATGCTTTCCCGATTTCAGGATCAATCTTATTGAGAATAGGTTTCCCATTCTCGTAAGTATAAAACATATCGGTTCTGCCTTTAATAAAATTGGGTCTAAATATCTTTATTACTTCATCAACAAGTTCAGATTTAACTCCAGAATTCAATCTGAATCTTCCTTGATTATCGAATCTTCCCATACCTGCTTCTTCCAATAAGGATTGAAGCAATGGACTTTTCCTCATTTCGTAGAGCGAGACATTATATTGATGAGTTTTAAATCCTGGCATTCCTGGCGTTAATTTTTCAACCAAATTTGGGGCTGAATCTGCAAAGTATTTTAACGCCATATTTTGCTCGGCACTTCCAAAAAGCATATAAGTATTCTTGATATCTGATTCCCTTGGATCAATTAATTTCTCTGGTCTTGCTTCCTTTCCAATCCATCTTTTTAATACTTTTTTCGCAGTGATTCCTGTTCCTATACCTTGTGGCCCAATCTGCTCATGCACTCTAAAAAATGGAACATACATTGCATTCTCAGTATCAAGAAGATTAAATCCTTCTTCAGATAACATTCCACTTTTTTGATAATATCTAAGTACTTCTCTTCTAAAATCTCTAACATCGTTAAAAAGTTGTTCATATGTCGTATTTCCAATTGATTGATTTTTGTAAGTATTTACAATAGTATTTGCATCATTGAGATCAATTCCAGTTTTAAGACCTTTTGATTCCTGTTCAATGGTTCGTTTTGAAATTTCATATCTCGAAAACTTAGGTCTATCTTCTTTTGATATTGATTCAAATATTGGTGCATAACCCTTGCTGACAATCCTGATTGATTCGGTAGTTGGTATCTGACCAGTGACCCATCCTTGAATCTGATTAAAATCAGGGACTCCAACCTTTAAAGACTCTGTAGCCAATCCATATCCTTTTGGATGAGATAATCGTAGGAAAGTTACAGATTGAGGATTTGTTTTCTCTATCTGATACCAAGGATTAACATAATTTTCATAGAGATTATTGTAAATATCCTTGACTCTTTCTCTGAATGATATTTTCTCATCAGTCTTACTTGTAATATGATCCTGTATACGCTGTTCTTCTGGAGAAAGTTTGGCTAATCGATATTCGGGAAGTCCTACCATTCTTTCTTCTCTGACTCCAAATACTCCAGTTTCCATCTTTCCTTTAGCCTGTGCAATTACTCTCTGTATTTCAGCATCAGTAATCTCCATACCAGGAAATACCTTGGCTAATTGTTCTCTGATCCATGCGTACATCTGTTTGAGTAGCCCTGGATTCTCACCTGTTTCAGTCAGCATGGCCAACTTCTCACGAGTAGCAGATAATTTTCCTTCCCGTGTATCAAAATTGAATCTGTATCCTAAATCAGACATTTCTTTCTCAAGTGCCGTCCGTCCATATTTCATGAATACACGATTGAGAAAAGGATCGAAACTGGGGTCCATAAGAGAATTGAGGGCATAATGGCCTATAGCTTCATGGTTAATAGTATTAAGGACTTCCGCTTCTGAAATCATGCGATCTCTTGCAATCCAGATGGTACGTGAATCTCGGTCATAGGCACCTGCTGCACCCTTGGTTGCAAGATGAGATGGGAACTCTTCGGAGGTCTCAGCAATCATTATTGATGGAGCATTCTTGAGTTCGGAGGTACGCTTGTCGATGATGGATCGGAGAATATCCATGGGAAGTGGAGCACCTGCTATTGGTTTCTCTTCACCTGCACGGAACATCGGGAAACCTTCACGGAGGGCGGATTCTTTCATGGAGGGAGTGATGTCGAGAGAATGAACACTTTCTGTCCGTGTAGCAAATGGCAAACCTTGGGTAGGTACTAAGTTCCCAAATTCATCTCTCGTAGATTTGGAAATATCTCTCTCTGTAATATCAAGTTGTGTCTCCCCTACCTTCGCTCCCCACTTCTTTCCAAACTTGTTCATATACTCAGGGAGAATCTTGTCGTAGAAGCCCTTCATGCCCTCGCCACCGACCTGGAGGTCAAGGCCCTCAAATCCGCCAGCATCCTTTTGGTCTTCTACTATCTTGCGAGCCAGGTCTTTTCCAACATATTTATCTAAATCATTTATCTGTACTCGTTCCTCAATAATTCTTTGTCCATTCTTTAATGCCCAAATATCAACTAAATTGTCTTTGGGCGTTGTTGGATGCTTCACAAAGCCAAGGCTGTCAATCTGCTTACTCAAATCATACCTTGCCGCCTGTTGTTCTCCCGTAGTCCACGCAACCTTATCGTACCCATTCTCAGATGCCCATCTAACCATACGTCTCATCATAAGTTCATGCCATGTTTTAGAGAAGGGGGCGGGGGGAACCTTATTAGTTTGATCATACTCTTTATATAATGTACTTAATTCTTGGGACTCTTGAGATGTTAATTCATTACCTCTTCCGTGTCTCCATTCCATCTGCTTACCAGCAAGTTCGTTATATCTTTTGAGATTAGCATCACTCATTTCACCTATATATCCCTTCTCCCTCCCCGCCTGATGCCAATCACTCTGAACTTCCTCAATAAACAGCACCTTCTTCCCCTGTGCATCCACACGGTCATTGAAGCGAACATGGGCGAGGACGTTAGGTTCATCAAAGTGAGTACCCTTGAACGTAGGAGGTCGTTCAGCAATTAGTTTATTTCCTTCTATCATTAGTGCATCCCATTCTTTCAATATCTCTGGATGCTCTTTATGCCATTGCGCAGGTTTTGCTGAAATTTCATCCAAACGGGTTTGTACTTCTCGTAATCGTATAAACTCTTTTTGTGGCAATGTAAGTAACAACTCCCTACAATTCTCCCCACCAGGAAGTTGCCATTGAGAAAACTTAGGAGGAATTAATCCTGCACGTTCTTCTCCAGTAATCGTACCTTCTGCGGCAGTCCGATGAAGCACTTCTTCTACCCTCACTTCATTCTGCTTCAAAAACTCCATTACCTCAGTTTTACTCACCCTCCCCATCTTAGTCTTCAGCCATTCATCCAGTCCTGTCCATTTAATCTCATCAGCCTTAATCCCAGCCCATTTCGCAGGTTCCTTAGTTCCAATACCAAGAACAGTTGCTAATTGTCCCACAGGCATAGACTCAGGCATCTTCTCAGAGAGGATACGCTGGAGAGTGGAATACCATGTGGGAGCAAGACGGTACTGTCCTGCCCTATGTAAACCTTGATCAATTTCCCTTGGAGTTAATGATAATTTTCCTGTTGCACCAAGATACCCTTCAACTGTTTCCCGAAGCATTTGATTTTCAAAACCTATATTGATACCTTCCTGTCCTTCTGGTACAGGTTTTGCAATATTACGTTTATATTCTTCCCAAGTTTCAATTGCCTCTTCCTTGGTTAAATTTTGGCCTCTGGCATGTGCTTCTTCTGTGGTCTTAGGTATGTTTACTTCTGGTGCAAGACGGTACTGTGGTTCCCCAGCCACAACTGCCTCTGGTCTTAATGCTGGATACCTTGTTTTCCCCGTTAATCCAAACAGCAATCCACCCGTAACAGCAGGTGCAATTGCTTGGCGTGGTTCTCCTGTTTCAATGAAAGGTGGAAGGGCAAAAGTACCTGCACCAATAGCTGCTCTTCCAGCTCGTCCTATCTGTTTCCCTAATAGCTTCTCGACTGGGGCAAGAGGAATCTTCCGTGCAGCAACTTCAGCAGCAGTTAAGGCAGGTCTCCCAAGAGCAGAGAACACTCCCATTGTGAGTCCTTCCTCAAGGCCCCGTCGCAACATTCTCTCAGGTCTGCCTTCCTGATATTCCTCTGTTGCACCTGCACCAGCAGCAATTAAGGGACCTGCGATTGGGCCAGCAGCCATCATAGGCATATATTTGAGTGCAGCACCAGGAAGTCCAGCCGCACCTCCAACAATCTGCTGAGGAATGGTAAATTGTTGCGCTCGTCTTTCTTCCTCTTCAGTAGACTTGAAATATTCGGACATCGGATGAATCTTGCCATATTCTTTTTCAGGGTATATCATCCGAGCAGGAATCTCCCATGTCCGTAATGCACTTCTTAATCCTGCTTTACCATAGTATTTTAAAGCTTCACCGTAGGAAGGAGCTTCAGGCAGAGGTCGAGCAAGCTGTTGCCTTCCCTTTATAAATGGATCTTCAAAGTCCAATCCACTTATAGGCATCCCTTGTGGTACTTGGGATTTGGAAGCATATGGATCTTCAAAGTCAAGAGTTGCCATTATTTTACCTGTCCATAGGTATCAGTATAATATTTCCTGAGATCCTTCTCACCCATCTTTGATCCACGTTCTTTTGCAACTGCCTTAAATTGTTCCCATGTGGGTTTTGTAGTACTTTCAGGAAGTTCTATAGGTGGTAAACCAAAGGAACGTCTGGTTTGATTAATATATTCTTTATAATTAAAGGGTTCTCCCCACATTGCAGCCTCTCTTCGTGCAGCAGGCTCTGCTTGTAGAATATGAGACTGCCATCTCTCCTCGGCTGTCTCTTTTGGCTGAGGCACAAAGCCTTTATCAGGTAGCCAATATCCGCCTGGTACGGTAGTTGGTCTTCCCATAGCATCTAAAGCATGAGCACCCATAGCCCTTTTATAATAACTCTCTGTTGGCAATTCTGCGGCTCTCAAAGAAGCTAAGTACTTTGAAGGTTCGGCACCAACTTCATGTCCATACATAAGTCCTTTAGTACCATAAACACCCTTCTCAAATTCTGCTGGGCTTACAGCAAGCCGTTCAAGCATGTCTGCAAAATGTGCCTGTGCTGCAAGTTGCTTTGGCCCATATTTGGCTCCCGATACCATTCCCCAACCCCTGCTTGGTCCTAAGTAGCCATAAACAGGACCTCGTGGTACCATTAGATTCTCATAGATAGATTTTAGCATCCCCATAGCTTCTGGAGAAGTACGATACTCTGGAGTAGTAGGTCGTATAGGAGAAGGACCTCTTTCAGGAATAGTTAATTCAGGAGGCATTGGAATTGCTGGAGCTGGAGCAACCCCTTCACCAGAGACAGGAGCAGTCGGCAGTTTTTCAGTAGTAATTGGTGCAGGTACATTTCCAGAAGGTTTTGCCTCATAAGTTCCAGCTGGTCCTTTTACCATTTCAGTTGGTTCTCCAAATACTGATTTCTCAAACTCAAATCCAGGTGTCCCCTTTCTTTCAATTCTTCCTATTCCAATATCAACACTTGTAGGCCAGTTTGTAAATTGGCTTGCTTGTCCTTTTAGCCAGCCAACAGGATCAGCCAAAGATTGTTTGGATCTTTCTAACCAATCAGAAATATTTTTTACACCTCTATTAATAAGTCCCTTTTCTCCTGAATATTGTAATGGTAATGGAGTACCAAGTTCATTAACCCTTGGTCCCTGTCGTGTGTCAGTCTGCCCTTCTGGAGTCCCAAAGTACCTTGAAATAGGTGTTATTTGTCCAGGTACTTCAGGGGTAAATAGTTCAGGTCCACCTTCACCTACAAGATAGGGTTGCGTAGGTCCACTCGGCAATCCCATAGCCGGATTCTCAGTAGGAGGTTGCATCCCACCTTCCGGCAATCCCATTATCTTCCTACCTAAATCTACAAGAAACCTTGCTACATAATCAGGAACTGAAGATAATTGACCCATGGATATAGTGTCTTGTGGACGAGGAGGAGGCGGAACTGGTACTGCTTTCCCAGATGGAGCAGGAGTTGGAGTACCTCCGCCGGACGGTTGCGATGTAGGTGCAGATGGTAAGTTCATACCTTGATTAGGTGTACCCATCGGTCCCATGTCCATAGCAGGCGGCATCATGCCTCCCGTAGCCATATTAGGAACCATATTGTTCATCATATAATTGTTCACCCATTCTTTAGCCCTGCTTAATCCTTCATCATAGAGTGGCATACTATCCTCCATTTTATTCCGTGCTTTTACTTCTATAGTTTAAATATATTGGTACTGGTACTACTGCGTTGGCAGGTAATTGAGTACTATCTAAAATTCCCTCAATCACACCAGTGAGAAGTATTCTTATTGTTTTAATGTTATTACTCACAGGACAGCTGAGCCTGAAGTCTGAGTGCGTTACCACGCATGGTTGGTTATTTGTATTGCCTGCACCTACTCTGAGAAATAACTGGCCTACGCAAACCTCTGGATTTAACCAGCATCCCCCAGAGAAATGCCACGAGCCGGAGCTGACCCAACCGGACAGCCCGTTCACGCTTCAGATCGGTGCGTAATCAGCGTTTTCGAGGCCCACGGATCCTCCAAAGTAAGCTGGATTCTCGGTTTCCAGTGTTATGTCAAAACTTAACTTGTTGCCAATCTTTCCAATGTATCCGTCCTTAATTGTTACTGGAACCCAGACCGTTTCTGAAGGATCAGAAAAGGTTAAGTTGAGTACGACTGGGTCTATGGGACTTAGAATGTTCTCAAAATTTTCCAAAGAGAAAGCAAATATATCATTGGATACTGTAACTAAATCATCAATCCGTGAACCGTATGATCCAAGTACCAATGTGTCGATAGGAGAAGCACCGATGATTCCGTCATTATCTATTTGCCATGTTTCCAACTTGCAATCTCCATAGAGATAAGTCCAGTATGTAACTGCGAATATTCCTGGATGAACCTGAAATATTGTATAGTCATAAATTTGAGTATCTGATATCTCCCTTGCATCCACATAATCTGGATCTATAATTCCCTCGGCTGAAATGTTGTAGGTAAAAATGTATCCCTTGAAGATGGTGGGATCAACCTCATCCTGGTACTTGGTTATGACAGCAAAGATTGAATCAGACACTCTGGCTGCAAATACGGGAAGCGGATAACTCCCAGATGAGGTGGTTTGATCAATCCAATCCTCACCTAAAGTTCCATCATCTGTTATTGCCAATGTGCTTGCCCTAATTTGCTTAAGAGACGAATATCCAAAGAATACAAGAACATTTTTACCGTGGAGAAAGAGTGAATCAAATTCTCCAGCGAGAGAAACTTTTGAAATAAAATCTGTACTGATTATACCTGCGTTACTAATTTTTCTGGTTTGAATATTATAATACGGATAATCCGAAAGTGCAATAACCTTAATATTATCCGTGAAATTAATCATACTTTCGAAACAAACTCCTGGCATATTATCCTCCGCTTATATTTGTTTCAAATCTGTCTCTTCCCCAATTTCTCCACTTGCATTAATTGGTCTCGTTTCTAAAGATGGAAGGTAAAAAACATTATCAATATAGGGTGAAGCTAAAGAGGATGTTCCAACAAGTCGTGGATGAAGAAATCCCCTTCCGTAAATTATAACTGAACTTATTATGGAGCTAATAATACCAGTCGCTTCATCCACCAGATAAGAACTAACCGTTATTTCTTCGGATCCAGAATTAGAGGAATCAAAGGATACCAAAAGCACCTCACCTATCACTTCAACCACTACTTCTATCTTTCCTTCTTCCACCACGATTTGAGACACAGTAATCTCAATCATATCCACACCAAAGAAAGATGAAGCTCTAATAAGACCAAAATTTCCGACAGGTTGTTGTAAACTAAACTGTTCAAGTTTATTAAAACTTGCCAGATTTCTCACTTTCAGTAGAAGTTGTAGGCCAAGACCAATAAGGGAATCTCCTATGGTTCTATCACCATTTATGATTATTCTTGGCCCTATATTAACCAAGATGATTACTCCGTCATGTCATATTTATATTCAAAACTTGCTTGCTCGCTCGCCGATACGGATTGACTTGCACTATTCTGAAATCCATAATGTATATCACTCCCAATGGAAGCCGAAGCATGAACCATTGTCAATGCAGATGCAGTAATCTGTGCAGCCACGTGTGAAATCGCTTCCATAGCTTTTTCTTTAAGACTATTTAGAAGTTCATAATTCTTCATCTCAATTTCTTTATCTTTAATCAGTATATTAGCGTTTGCAACAGCTTGACTGATTTTTGCATCAATAACTTTCAGATCAAGTCCTGCTTTAGATATCTCAAAATCTGCAACAGACCTGAATTCTGCGACTTCAGCCTCATATCCTCTGGCAACCGCATTAACCCTATCTGTTTCTCCTCTAATTTTAGCAGAATAGGCACTTAGTTTAGCAGTATACATCTCAATAAGGCTTATATTATACTGTATCTTAGTCTTGGCTGTCTCAAGGATAGATGCAATCTTAGCACTTACTGCCTCACGTCTCTCCCTGAATGCAACAAGGGCATTCTTGATTATCTCATCAGCAACCTGGAAGGCTAATGTGGCAACAGAATGAGCATAACCCATAAGTTGTGATTCAAGTGCAATTCCCTGCTGGATAATGAAATGGTAATTCTGTAATGCCAATTCAAAAGACTTGATTGCCGTATCTCTGCTCATATCCAGACGCTTATTAGTGAAGTTGATTTCCTCTTCCTCGTAAGCACCTAACAAGGCTCCATTGGGTAGCGGATATCCATTTCTTGCCCATGTCGCAGCAATACGATCCTGAGTATCATTGTGAATTATGAGTGCTCTTTCGTATTCTCTCTGGAATATAGCATCCTCAATAGCAGGAGTAAGGCCGGTAGAACCAGTATTAACATCACTGAGTAATTTAGACTTGATGGCGGTAAGCAAGGAAGTTGCATATGTCTCATCGGGCATCTGCAAGTCTCCTACTACCAGATCAGGAAACTCTGGCAGAGTACCAATGGAGGCATCCACAATTACCGGCTCAGTCGGCAAAATAGGCATATCTACTGTAAACTCATCGGGATCAATGGTTGGAGGAGAGATAGAGATTTCCGGTATAGAGATCGAAGTCGTATCTATTGGTATCGTCCTACTAATTAACTCCAATGCCAACGCAATGTCTCTAAGAGCATTCAAAGCAGCTACTGTTGTGGCATAAGCAGAATTGGCAAATGTCTCCGAATCTGCAAATCTATTTAACACAGTAGAAGGAGCATAATTAAGTAAAGTCGATGGTGTAATGGATGATGTAATGGGTATTAGTTGTGGTCTAAAATATTCAGTCATATTAGTCTCCTTTTATCTTGTCTTTCTACTTATCATCTCACCAAGAACCCTAAATGAATCAATTGAAAATTGTGATCCACCCTCATTCTTAATTCCAAAGGTGAAGAAACGTCCCTTCACTCCCTTACCTATTTTGGCTCTACCCTCATGTCCATTTCCATCTTTGATAAACGGATATGAGTATGCGTCCGTACTTTCATCTATCCTCATCTTCATACTCATATCTCCGACTGATCGATACGACATCCATCCTTCTATAGGAACCTGTACAGCCTTCCTTGATAAATCTATAGCCCCAGATTCCAATTCAGCTTCAATCATCTGTCCATTATCATTATCTCCACCAATGAGATATATTCCATTCTCATTTGCTCCAAGCAATACTCCATTGAACAGTACGAGAGAATTGAAATTGAAGTTCTCATAATGGGATACGGCATGAGTATAAAGGTTCATCACTATGGCTCTACGGTTGAAGGTTACAACTGTAACTTTTCCATAACCATTAATCTCAAGCAGAGGAAGAGTAATAGCACCTGTGCAACGAGTATCTGAAGATGTAATGGAAGATATGGTAAGCAATGGGAGAATAATTGATCCATTGGCAATAACTCCAGATAATGCTGTTCCATTAATTTTGAATACTGGAAGACTTATAGATGCATTGGCAAGAACTTCACTATATCCTTGCCCAGTAATCTGTAATAAGGGAAGGATGATATTCCCTCTTGCTACTTCTCCTACTTCTGCATGTCCTGAGATAGAAAAACATGGAAGAGTAATACTCCCTTCGCTAAGAGGAGATATGGCTGTACCTGTAACCTCAAGAAGAGGTAGAATGATAATTCCAGTTGATCCTGCTCCTCCCAAGACTTGCAGTAGGGGAAGAGTTATAGTCCCATTATTAGACATGGACTAACCTCTTATACTAACAATGGCAATGTCACTGAAAAAGTATCAATGGTGCATGTAGCATCCTCAGTAAGAGTGGTATTGGACATATTGATTTCTGCCCCACTGGCTGCACATGCTCCTTGTAATCTTACTTGCGTTGTACTAAGAGTTGCGTCATCTTCTGGAGCTACAAGTCTGAACCATCCTGCTACTCCAGTAGCCAGATTTAGTCCTGACCATGTACCACTTGCCTTTGAAATTACACCAGCAACCGGTTTTCCAAACTGAAGAGTATTAACTCTGGAAGCCGTCGTAATCAAAGTGCCTGTACTTATTGTTGGTCCCGTAGATGCCCTTTGTGCAATCTCAAAACTCAATCCTGCTATTCTCGACTTAACCAGAATAATGTTTCCCTTTCCAGTTGTGGCTCCTGGCATTGATAAGGCAGAAAGCTGAGGAATGTCATCGAGCATCTGAGCAAATTCACGAGTAACAGCCGTAGTTGTGCGAAGAGAGGCAGATGTGGCATGTATGGTGAAGACATAATGTGCAGTAGTAGCATCAGCCAAGGTTACTTTAACAGAACAAGTTTTTCCTGCGGTACGTGTTCCTGACATGGTATATCTCTTCAATTTAGGTACGGACCTGTCAGTACGAGAAGTAGTAACCACTGCCCCACTTCCGATTGTAATTTTGCAGAGTAAATTTGCTGCTGGAGCTATTGCGTCTGCCGTGGCTGGGGGAGTCCCAGAATAAATGTTTAAGATTGCATCCTCGAAGGCTTTCCTGAGACCACTTTCATCATCTAAAAACTGAGCTAATCCTGTACTAAGTTTGACTGCCATTTCTCTACCTCCTTAAATTGTAGTTGCTTCCACTGAGAGTAAAGGAAGATTAATACTTCCATCTATACCAGCAATCTCTGCTGGAGCCTGAGCCATAAATACATATTGCCTATAATTACCATGCCACCTGATGATGGATGAACCAATTTCAATGTCATTTACTCCATAATAATCCCCAGTAAGATTCTTCAATTCACCACCAGGCATTCCCATAAATATCCCAATACTGGTAGAGAATATTACACATTTACCTATTGCTCTATCCTTTAATGTGGTACTTGTGTAAGTCATCCTTTCTACTACAACTGGGCTTCCCTTGATGGCCGGTACATTCAGAAGTTCCTTATACTTCATATCGAACAAATCTGAGCCGTGATGGAAGCTAACTGTATTTCCAGCACTAATATACATTCCATCAATGACGGCATTCATCATGGTAATTGGTCCATCAAGCACTATGAAGTTACGTTTCTTTTCCATCTCCATGGGACTTGCAGCAACAGAGAAATAGATATGATCTCCATAAGAAGCATATAGACGTGCATTGTAATATTCAATTAATTCCCCACCTACCATCTTTTGTCGCATGGTACGATCTGCATTTGGAAACCCATAAGCTACTCCATTCTTGATATATCCTACCTTCTCAAGGTTGGAGAAAAAAATCCTATCATCAACTTTTACGAAATTCATTTTGGATGGTCCAGCAGCAGTAAGAATAGTTGAAGAAGTCCAGTCCAGATTGATCTGTTTTAGATCATTATTCCTGACTCCAAAGCAGAGTGTATTCTCATCTGACCATAGACTATGCCAACTACCAGAAAATATTTCACTGAGTATTCCTACACGCCTATGCATCATTCCTTCTTCATCAAAGTCCACATTGTTAGCTACTCTGACGAAACCAGAAGGAAGACGCATATCGTCCGTAACCTGATTATTGATGCCTCGAAATACTTTAAATTCGATTAGAGGTATAAGTCGTTCTTGTCCAATCATAATGTACCCAATCTCGGTCTGGCCGTCTCATTAGAATTGCGCAACCAGTCCCGTGTAGCCTTACCCTTGCGTTTACTTGTTTCAAATAATCCTCGATGCTCCATGGCTAACTGTTTATTGTAACACTGTGAATCCTGCTTCATATAGGCATCTCGCAGTATCCCATCTATAAGGTAGATATGATACTGGGATGCAATCTCTGGGGATTCAGTAGCAATGCCTGCAATAGTGAGATCGGCCAATGGAAGTCTGGATACGGTAAGCCACAATGTATCTATAACTTTCTGCATGATTCCACCTGATGCCACAGTTTCATCCGTTATTGTCTCGGATACGGTGAATGAAGTAGTAGAGACCGTTACCACAGTGAATGTCTTTGGCACAGCCGTAGTACCATTGGAAACTGTTCCTGTCATCCATACCTGATCTCCTACCTCAAGCAAGTCGGAGAATGTTGCTCCAGTCTGGAAAATGGACTTGGTTGTTCCACCCGTGAAGGTGAATGCTCCCGTCCAGTATCCATCATCAGGACTGCCATACCTTACAATACGAAAGTGGCCATAATCATAGTCTGGAATCAAATATCCTGTTCCACCATAAGCTGTTCTCCATCCGGTCATCATGTCATCTACATATGAGTCTGAGATTACCTCTACTTTCTTGGTAGTATATTGTTCCAAGACGGAATCATAATTGATAATGTTGCAGGGAGTATGGATCTCCGTGATTCGGGGGTCTAAAGCGTAGGTATGCTGATTTGCAAGGAGGAGGGTCTTACAAATAGCAGACGTAGTGGTATCACGGATGCATCCTGTCTCCCTGCACCACTCGTTTAAAGCTTTATTAAGATGCCTAAGTAATTCTACATCCGACCATTTGTATGGGATTACAATATCATCAAGATAGTCGGTTCTTGCGGCTAATAAGATGTCGGTTGTAAACATATCTTTTCTCCTATACGAATATTCTCTCTACTTCAAACCTTTCCACATGAAGTATTCCATGGGAGAGGGAGTATGGATCAGAGTGAAATGCATTAAGATATGTCTTATTCATATATGGCTTTAATGCTTGACTCTTATGCAATTGTAAACTCTTCAATTTGGAACCCATAAACCCGCTGATATTCACAAATAGTCTTGGATTAAAGTCAAGGGTATTACTGGGAAGCCCATAACATAGAACGGTAGCATTAGTTTGTCTGAGAGCAGTCATAGTTATTTCATGCAGTAAACGATGATCCTGATGCGTATGGTGTTGGCTCATCACCAATACCATATTAATCTGATGCTCATCCACGATGTCTTCTATACGACGTACTTCAAAATGATAATCCTCTCTTTTAATCCCTACTTTCTCATCCCAGATCATGATATCAGGATGCACACATACGAGAGCCAAGTCGGATTCAATCCTCCTATTGGCGAATTCATTAGAGAGATCCCCTTCTCCTCCAACTGTAGCAATGTAACAACAGAGAAGATTCATATCTTCTCTATATTTGAGCAAGGTTCCCAATGTACCCAGCTCGATATCATCTGGATGACTGCCTATTGCTAATACATTTCTTCCACGGAACATATTCACCTATAAAACTTTACTGAGAATATTTTCCAACCTATGAAACAAACTGTACTTATTCTCGTAGGTTTTCACCAAAGCGTTATAACCTATTTCCTGTCTTTCTTTAGTTTTATCCAAATAGTATAGAAACTTATCGGCATATTCCTTTTCATCTTTCGCTATTGCCATATCCTTCTCGGAATAAAACTTATTTAAGATTGCGGGATTATCCACCAGCTGGAAACCGCCACAGGCCGAGATAACAAAGGTTCTTTCATTAATCTCATTCTCTGAATCTCTTTGCATTTGTAAATGGTAATTCAAATTTATCTTAGCTCTGTTGTAAAAGAACCTACTATCATTAGGATGGAGTTCCAGAATTGATTCATCCCAGTATGTTCCCATCAATACACCGTTATAATGATTGACTATTGGAAGCAAGTATTTTTTGGTTTCTTCCACCTTTCTATAACTGTTTGTTCCCACGAAAAAGTAATCATATATCTCCTTACTCTCTTCAGGGTAATAGATAATAGGATTAAAACCAAAGGGAATGGATTTTATATTAAAATCATTTTTAAAATCTTTCTCTGAATTACTAATGTAGAATTTATCTCCTATGATGTCTACAAAGATGTCATACCCCTTATCAAACAGGTCATTTTCCATACTATATATGATGTCGGTCTCAATCCCCATGTACTCAAGTATCTGCTTCCATGATATAAATGCGTACTTCCAGAATCCATTACTGGTGGAATGTATCGAAACTCGTAAATGTCTATTGGAGTATTTGTCTTTATACTCTTCCAACAGGTTTTGTCTTAATTTCTGTCCTTCATGACACGTCTCAGCAGATGGCATAATACTCTTCTCTAAAAGTTGAATTTGCTTACAAATGGTCTTTCAGTATAGATTCTTATTCCCCACCTTCGCATATAATCCCGAAAATCATCTGTCTCATCGTCTTCTTCACCTACATATTCAAATGTCTCAACATTGATTGTCATTCCTCTAAATCGAACAAAAGGATATTCAATACTTATTCCACCAACAACCTCATGATACTTTGCAACTGGCATATACTTATTGATAATATCGTTTAGTTTATCTACCTTTTGATCAGTGGTAAAAGGAATAATATCCCTGATGAACCTTGCTGGAGATCCGGCATAAACACCCTTCTTGGTAATACTCTTTGTAACCACACTTTGAGCGCCGATCACGGAACCATCAGCTATCTCAACTCCCATCATAATCAAACTTCTATAGCCTATGATGACACCATTTCCGATCTTGATGCCTGAAAATGAAGTCGGAAATCCATCAAGGACTGATAGCCAAAATCCATGTGTAAGTAGTGTTGAATCAGGAGACAATCCTACATCATCACCAATCTCAATAGGTTCACAGGTATTGATGAAATTGTTATGAACCGTACATCTACTCCCGATAGAACAATTTGAAACTGGGTTTTGTGACCCACCTCCTCCTATTCTGAGTCCAGAAGAATTAAATAAATGTTGGCCTATCTTTACATTATTACCTCTTATCTGTACATCATCTCCTAATCGACTATAATTTCCAATACTGAACTCTCCTTTTAATAAGATGGAAATGTCTTTACCAAACTGAACATTGGTTCCTATCTCAATTGAGCTTGCTTCGATCCTGACATTCTTACTTTCATCTACATATATCACGATAACCCACCATTGATATCCAAATTTGCTCCATTCACATAACTGTTTTCGATCAAGAAATTGACGGCATTATAGATGGTTTCAGGATTCCCAAACTCGTGAGAAGGTATCTTCTCTTTAATCATACTCCTTAGCTCAGGAGCAAGGTCTTCTCCCATTCCTATTTGAAAATATCCAAGATTAAGATTATTGATAGTAATACCCTTTGAACCATTCTCCGCCACCAGAGCCTTGGTTAATCCCATGAGACCGGCCTTTGAAGTTGCATAGGCACTTGTGCCTGGGATTCCAGATAGACCGACAATGGATGAAAAGTTAATAATTCTTCCATAACTGTTTTTCCTCATCCATGGAAGCAATGCATGGATAACATTGAAAGTACCAACCAGATTTATCAATATCGTTTTTTCCCATTTATCAGGCTCAGCCTTATGTGCAAATGAGTTGCAGTTTATGGCTGCACAGTTTATGAGTTCCACTTTATTCGTAAGAGGAATTGAGTTTATCCAACCTACAACTTCCTGATAGTTCGAGACATCCACCTTAGAGTAACAATTATGGAACTCTGGAGATGGGTCAGTTGATAAAAAAGTGCCATAAACCGTCTCTCCAAGATTCATATATTTCTCAAGCAGGTATTTTCCAATTCCCTTAGATGCACCAGTGATAATCTTCATTCTTCTCCATGCAGTAATGCAACAATATTATTGTATCCGAATACCGATATCATTTTCTCAGTAAGGTCTTTTTGCATCTGGGATCTTTCATGTTCTAAATGAGCTGTTCTCGATCCATCATGCATCCATCTATATTTTACTACCTGTTGTTTGATCCTGCTGATATTGGGCCATGATGTATACCAGTCTATAGCTGTTGATGCATCAATGGAGAATGTAGTATTCGGAAATCTGGATAATTTCTTATCCTTAAGGAACTTGGTTGAAAACAGAGAACCTAATGTTGTCCCAAGACTTTTATGAATCCACATATATGAGATGGCATCTGGAACAGATTCTGGGAACCCATCATATGTCCACCTATCAACTAAAATTCCATCTGGATCAATGATATCTAATCCGCCATACACCCAGTCTGCTGAAGTTTTCTCTGCATGATCTACCAGAATACTTATGGAATTATCGTATAGGATATCATCTCCAGAGAAGAAGTATACGTAGTCATAATCCTCAGCCCTTTTTATTATCTCATGAAATCCCCTTCTTTCATCCCCTGAGTTTTCCGAATGTAACTCATAACTCATATTAGGAGAATCTTTCAAATACCGGCGGATTATTTCTACAGTCTTATCGGTGGATGCATCATCCGTTACGAATACATCACATTTATAACTCTGGCCTAATGCACTCTGTAGGCATTCTGCTACGTATTTCTCATGGTTATATGTCAGGATTCCTATCAGAACACTTTTCATATATCCTTCCATTCATATGCTTTTAAATATTTCTCTCTTAATACATAATTAGGAGTTACCTGTTCCTTGAGCAATCCCAAGTATTTGATTATTTCTGCTTTGTCAGGTGCATACCATACTCCATCCAGTTGGTTGACGGATATAGGATACTGAGCCATGAATGCAGATTTTAGACAGACCTGAGAAATACGAGTGTTTACAGAATTTGAGTATGGGAAGAAGCATCCCTGGAAATGTTTGATCTCTTCATCCATAACTTCTTCATCCACCCAACCATGGTAGATTATATTCTCGGTATTCTTCCCATCAATCCCATAGATATGGAATCTGACTTCCGGCATCTCTTTAGCTACTTCCAACGCCAATGGAATACCGTATTCTTCTTCCCTCTGTGGATGAGTATTCAAATACACTTGTGGCGTATCCGACTGGTGGTAGGATACCTGATACTTATTGATGTCTCCAAAGAACAGTGGATGGACAATGGCATTTACTCCTGCCTTGGACAATACCTTTTGATCCATGGTTGTATGGCAATAATGTCTGGCCGGATTCTCCTGCATGATGAGTTGCCACCCATAAGATACTAACAGGTTTCTAATATCTGTCCCATTCCAGAACACAGACCGTTCCCCATGATGGTTAATAAATATTCGATAGTCCTCTGGAAAGTATAATCCCTCGAACAATACTGATTTATCAATATCAATTTCTGGATCATATCTCCGATAGCCGAAGTGTCGTATAAGCCTTTCACCAAAGAATTTCATTGTCTCACAGTAATAAACGATTCTCCCATTTTGCTCACTCACACTATCCTCCTCATGCCATCTTTATATCTATATGCCACGCACCATCCTCACTCCTGCGAGGCCAGATACCCATGTGGTTGATATGACCTATAGGATTGTCGAGATCAATAAACACCTTGAATCCTGCTCTCTGGGCAGCATGACAGAAATAGAGATCAGAACCTGAAAATTCAGGGCTTAATTTACCTGCCCGAAACCATGGCTCCTCGATCTTATCGAAAACATGCTTTCGGATGAGCATACCAGCATTACCTGTAGTCCCATTCCATTCTATCATCCCAGATTTATCAATAAGATAAGGCCAACTATCTTCTATGGCAGCAAAGTTTCCTGCTGCATCGTTATTCAATATTGGAGTAAAATCACTTCTGCGCAGGCATAATGGCACCACTATATCCACATCTCTTTCATATAATTTGAGCCACAAATCTTGACAGAATAGATGATCATCTCCCAGTATCCATAACCAATCAAGATTTCGTTCCCTCATCCTTCTCACCATCTCATTGTAATGGTGACAGGGATCAACCCCCAAGAAGTACTCCTTAATAGTTCCTGGAGGAAACCAAGCGGTATTTAAGCATGTATCAAATTCCCGATACCTACCGAGGAAGTGGGTTGCTGCTCCCACTTCCCCTGGTGGTATCTTATTTAATCTTTCCTGAATATCAGGTATAGCATCACTCATTACTTTATCCTCCTCTACTAAAAGTTTATGATGCTTCTACTTATACATCCAACTTGACCATGATATCATCAAGATTGCTACTAATTTTATTAAGTTTGATATCCATGGCATCCAATTTTTCGTTGAGGTCTATGTTCTCATTATGCCCTGACTCTATATAACCAGAAGCAGAACAATCTGGGCAATCATACTGGCTGTTAATAACAGCAACACCACCACTTATGCCCATAACCTGAACAACACCATCCCCATTGCATCTTCCACATTTAAGAACAATTTTATCAGCCATTCTAAACTCCTAATTAGAATTATCCAACAGTCGTTTGTTGTGCAATACCGATCTTTGTAGTTGTCTCACCGTATGCTGTAAAGACAGCACGGCTCACATTCCCAGTTGCGATGATGTCATCGACACCAACAAACACGCAATCTTCAAACACATGTTGCAATCCACCACCAGTTTCCGCCCAAGATATTGCATATGTCAGGGTTTGAGCCTGTCCACGTACGTTAATGAACGAACATCTCTTGAACAAAGAACCAGTACCCTGACCAGTTGTGCCCTGATCATAAATAAAGAATGGGGTTTTATTGGTGTTATTCTGCATCAAGAATCGGCAATCCTCGAAGAAATTCATAGGATGATTAACACCTGCGGCCCCAAAACTGAGAAGCCCATTAGCGGCAGACATCGGAGCAGTATCCAATCCGATAACACAATCCTTGAATAAATTGTAAGCACCCGTCACTGTCAAGGTTCTGTAAGCTGTATCAGCACCATTACCTAACGGTCCTGCAAAATTCACTCGATCAAACCTGTTGTAACTACCACTAACAAGGGCAGTACCATGAGCATCGCTGCTGCTGTCAGAGAGGTAGAAATCTGAAAAGTAATTTCCAGTACCAGCAACCGTCAGTATTGGTGTTACTCCACTTGATGCATTGAAGATCCTTGACCTTGCGCCCTGAGCATTGCCTGAATTAACTCCACAAAGCTTGCTGTAATTAAGAGTTGTTCCACCAGTAAGACCAGTGGTTGACCAAAACATAGCAGCCGTGAGTGTAATTCCGCTTGTTCCAGAAATATAATAAATCATGTCATGTCTGTTGTTCTGGATTAATGACAAAGCAGAAGCCATAGTCCTTCTGGCACTATCTATTTTCTTACCACTATATCCATCACTTCCATTAGTCGGATCAAGATAGATAACTCTTCTGACAAATGGATTGATACCTCCACCAATGATGTTATCAACCGTTAATTGTCCAACTGAATATTCTTCCTTTCTCATAATAAACCTCCTTTTTTATTCACAAGCGTCTGTGCTTCCCAGCCTTGTTACTCAAAGAGGGAGGATTATGAGTCCCCCCTCCGTCAAATTGTTTATGCCGGATAAATAGTATCCGTATCATTTGTCGTATTCACATTCAAATCTAAAAGCTTGGCAAATACGTCAATGACAACCGTGTTGGCAGCCCCTACTGACTTAGCAATAATGTCAATGGTTCCTGCAACCTCAAAGAACTTACCTTGACTGGCAGCCGTACCTGAAGTTGAGGATATATATGCATATTTCCCTGCAGTAGTAGCAAGCGATGCAGACGTAATCAGTCTTGCACTTGATACGGGAGTCTTAGCCCGAATTGTCATCACGGTACTCGAAATATTACTCTTCGTGACAATCCTGTATGCCACTCTCTCAACATATGCTCCTGCCGGAATATTCATAATTCTGTAAACGGTGCTTCCTACAAGAGGCTTAGCCGTTGTTGCAGTTACCCTTTGATGAATCCAAGTAGACTTATCCTTTCCATCCCAAGGGAACCCTGCACTTCCTACCGCAATGTTTGCTGAAGTTGTTGCCATAAGTAATCTACCTCCTTATTACAGAATCCTCCGGCCATTAAGAAGCCGGAGGGTTAGTGATTATGTGAAAACTACAGTAGCATAGATTCTGCCGACTGCCACAGGCTTAATCATCTCATACCCATACACGTGCAGGGATTTGATGTGCTTCCCAAATGTGGATTCCGGCTTATCTATATAATCTGTCTCTACGAACTGAGATGCATAGGTGATACCATATGGGTGTCCGAAAATGATATCCCAGCACAACTGACCCGTAGTAGAATCAGTATAGGATGGAAGTAGGTTGGAGGCATAAAGAGTAAAGTTACCCAACCGTCCCAGTCTCCCACTTCTTAATGTTGACTGGTTATCTCCCATCATGGATGCATCCTTTACATCGGAGTTCCTGAGCAATACTGCTGCTGCTTCCGGCATAACGATGAACCATCCACCCTGTGGCACGTTCTGTTCACCCAGTACCCCACCAGCCATGAGAATATATTTGACCATATTGGCGCTGGTGAGTTCCACGGGTGCGCCTGATGCACCAATATTATAGAGTCCTGAGACTCTTCCTGCTGCAATGCCGACATTATGCGAATCACACTTCGCAGCGATCCATGCTAATACTTCCGTATCCCTGTCGATCTTCTCATTCTCGATAGCATCCTCTGCCCACTGATTCATAAGGTCAATGTCGGACTGATACTTATCAATATCATCAATCCCGAATCTGGCATAGGCTGCCTTGTCAATGAGAAGCTGAATATATGGAGATTCAACCCTGTCCACAGCTTGCAATTGCATACCCTTCTGATAGGTATGCCACGGAACTGTACCACGGGTTCTGATCCAGACGGTATCACCTTGGGCCTTAATCGACCCTTCATACGCTATGTTATCCTTGAGGCTCTTTATCCCCAAGTTCTTGCGGTTTATTTTCCACGCAAGGCCGGACTATCTCATCACCCTTATAAAAACTACCATCCTTTTTCTTAGATTTTCTACCATCACGAAATCTTGAAACTTCCCTGTAATACTTTCGTGAATAGCATCTAACGCAAAGTCCTTTCCTACGAATATCGTAGATTGAAGCAGAGCATTTAGAACAGTAGGCTAAGGGTGCTCGGTGCTCGTGCAAACCAAGATTTGCCACATGTGCAATTTTATACATCATTGATGGAATAATATATGGCTGGATAAGCCCAACAAACTCCCGACTATTTTGGGTATTAGCTTCAATCAGCCATTGTTTACCTTCGGAAACTTGTTTCATAAATCTCAGATTAAATGTGATTCCATATTCATCCTGAAAATACTTTTGGATTATATGAATCTCATCCTCATTACACATTGTAGCAATGTTAGTAGCAACAGAGGAAATCCATCCTTCTTTATTTCTATTTACTCTCGCATTCCCATCATCCATATACCAGATTGCTATTCCTTCTGGAGTTAACATCCTTAATACTCTTTCAGAAAAGGTCTTAACTCCATTAGGATATAACCATTCTCTTATTTGCTTGAAATATGGATTAGACACGGAGAACGCACAATATCTATATTTTTTCTTTGGACCATGCATTCCAAATGTTACTGAGAAGTTTCCACCCAAATGTTTCTTTATCAACCCAGCCTTGTGTTCACAATAGTCAAGTTGAGAAACTGAGTGAAGAATTCTCATCTCTGAACTTACATAGCCATTATATCCATTATGTCTATAACGGACATTCAGATATGAATCACCCAAACACATCCCAATCAGAATTCCCCTTGTCTCTACTTTCATCTTGCCTCCATCAGGGCATGAAGCCCAGGAGAATTAATCTTAGCTTGTAGTCTCTGAACCTTCTCCTTACGGAGCTTGGCTGCGGATAACCATTTCAGGCTTCCCCGCAATTCGCCGAGTTTTACACGAACTATGTGGCTAATTCGTGTTACTGATGTGAGTTATTACTGTTGCCGTTTCTGTTATCACTGAGGCTCTTTATCCTCAGTATCTTACGGTTCATTTCCTGTAAGACCGGACTATATCATCACCCCATAGGGTGTCGGGCACTCGTGTGGGGATTATTCTTTCGTCACCCCTTAGTCTCTGAACCTTCCGCATCCCTTGAGTTTCCTCTACATATGCGACTTGGCTGCTGATTGGCATTTCAGCGTTCCAGCAATTCACCCGATTCACAGTGTCAAATTTCTCTGACATGGGACTGCAACATTTAGCAATCATACCACTTTTCAACCAGCTTCGTACTCCATATTTGAGGTATGAAGGCGCTGGTTCCTGCTGAACTATAATCGGGATACCCCGATACTCTTGCGACTGCCATAAGATGTTACCTCCTTAATGATTAATGCACTAACCATATTGGTTAATGTTTATTGCTTAACCATTAAGGATAATCCCTAATGGTTAAGGTTGCACACGGCTTCCTACACTGATAATCTTGCGGAGAGTAGCATCACGCTTAACGTATTCATCCTGCGTACCCTTCCACAATCCACAATTCTTCAGTTGAGACATGCTGGTTAATTCCTTAATTGCCTCGGCTACCGTCATCTTGGCTGGAGGTGCAGTGGAGACTGGAGGTCCATCACTTCTATTCGGTGCCACCTTACTTGCCAGCTTATCCTGAACAGCAGCCGGATTGCCTACAGGTGGAACCACAGATGGTTTCTTTTTCCCTGTTGCAATATCCAGAAACTTTATTACTCTTCCCAAATCCCGTCTGTCAAAAGCATCCTTGATAATGGCATACTTTGAGATTCCGGTAAGTGGGTCTTCTTCGTTGACGAATGCCTGAAATTCTGGACTGGCCTTAATTGTTACCCAATCAGAGTACTCCCTATTGAAATCCGCCCAGAATCTCTGTTCTGCGGTTTGAGCAAACTTAGCATCTACCTTACCTACTTCCTGAACAATAGTCTGATTTGCCTGCTTCTGAGCACGTTCCAATGCAAGATTATAGACTCGTTCTTGGCTTCCTAAAAGAGCCTCAAAAGCTTCAGGAACCATGTTATCCTTAAGCGTCTTGAATTCAGGCATCTCCATAAGAACTTCCCGTACAGGCTTCTCTGGAACCTCTGTCTTAACAGGCGGTGTCTCCTTAATCTCAGTAAGTCTCAGTACCTGTTCCGTCAGAAAGTTGACCTGTCTCTGTAATTCAGCAGGTTCCTTATCATACTTACCCTTGAGGCTACTGTATTCCTGCTGAAGCCTATCGAACTCCTCTTGAGTGTAGGTCTTTGGTGCAGGAGACTCAACTGGCGGTTCCACTACAGGTTCCACAGGCGGTTCCACGAGTGGTTCTATAGGTGGCTCTACCGGAGGTGTTACTGCAACAACCGGAGGAGGCTCTATAATAGACTCCACAGGTGGTGCCGGAGGCGGAGTACCCGCTTCCTTAGCCTTCTGCCTGTCAATGATGAATTGGTCAGCTTTCTTCACTCTACTCTTAATGTCCAATGGCAAATCAGTGTACTTATCACTCATAATATCCTCCTTGTGAGCGCCATACGGAATCAATGTTCCATGGTCTGCTCAATGTATTAGATTTCCTACCGCCGCCATTACGTGGTCTGGTAGAATGGTGGCCAATCAAACTACCCAAACAAAAAAGCCCACTGTCAGTCATGCATGACAATGGGCTTTCTGTTATCCGTTTGGTTTCTCCCAGGAGGCGTGGCCAACGCACTGGAATAGGTTATTATCTATTATCCACTTGTATCTTTCATATCTTATTTATCCCGTAATATTCCTCAATGTTACTCTCGCACTTGCAATCTTGTGTTGTATATCCATTAACTCAGCAATTCTTCCGGCGTTAAAATGATTAACCCCTAACTCTTTATGTATACTCCATATAGAATCATTAATCCACGAAAGTATCATATCCCAGTTGGGATTACCTTCAATGGCTACTATTGCCCGTAAGGTTTCTTCGTCTGGGTGTATCATTCAATCCACTCCGGTTGCCTTCCATCAGGATAGTGTTTAAGTTTCCTTACCGACAACTCCTTGTCCTGTGAATCATATCTGGTGAAGATCATTATGTCTCTTTCCCGATCCTTCGTATCGTAATAAGTTACGGTCATCTTTTCCTTAGAGATCATATTTCCAAGAACATCTCTTGTTACGTTGATCCGTTCTTTTATCTGGCCATCAGGCCAATATTCCTCACTTGGTCTACCCTGAATCTCAAGATTCTCAATATCAAGATCATTCCCCTTTAAATAGAGAATGATAAGTTGCTTTTTGGTCATCAGGTCAAGTTTCTGTTTAAATTTGGTTCTGATAACGGTCACATCTGCATCTTTTAGTTGCTGTAAGGTGTAATCCCCTAAAATTCCCATTTTCAACCTCCAGTCTGAATATTATTTAGTTTGGCAAAATCCCCATAATATAATTTAGCCGCTTCATTATAGGCTAATGCTGCATCATCCCTTTGGATGAATACGCCGAGATGAATCGACTTATTTTCTACACTAATTCCAGATTCCCACTTTTTAAGTCGGGGATACCACCAAACACCTTTATAACCAGATGTATTCCCTTTCTGTATTCTACGATTTCGGTTATTATCAAGGGGTCTACATACTCTCATATTCTCACGAATGCAGTTCAAACCATTTCCATCTTTATGGTCAACTTCCATTTTGATAGAAGGTTGCATTAAAAAGCGATGAAGATAAACGAGATGATTCTCAATTTGTGCTCTTGCATACCATATTTTTTTAATACATACAGCGCACCATTTATATTTAGAAACAGCATCAAAATCTTCGTCATCAATGATTGCAACCTTGTTTTGAGAAAGAAAAATCTCTTTCATCCCTTACCCCCCCCTGACCAAAGCAACAAAACAGGGAGCAGTCTTAAGGACGCTGTACACGTTGCCATAGCCGAAACTCACGATAATGGCGTAAGCAACGTTGCTAGGGTGCGTAGTAGCCGACCAAAAGTAATCGCTCGTAGGCCACCCAGGGAATGCCACCGCATCGGGCGCTGCGATGGGTTGCTCCATATGACGTAAGCTGAAAAGTTCTACATCATCAGCTATTTTCCAATCCCCGTATCCCCCTAACAATGCAGCGTTTACCGCTAACACATAGGGAAATATTCCATACCCACTTATGGTAGTCCAGGGAAGTTTACCATCGCTGGCAGGTCCCATCTTGTCCGAGACTGTTTGAGACCACATCAAGCCTGTGTTATTATCTAACACACAGGCATTACTGTGTGCCTCACGTTTCTTGATGGTAATACTTGCACCTTCGACCTCACTCGTTAAGACATTACTTGAAGTCAATGTGATTGTCCCAGCCGCAACGCCTCCTGCTGCAATCGTATGTGCTATATTGTTTCCTGGCGTTGGAGACCCAGAGACGGGAATAACATCACCAGCCACGAACAGGGTGGTAAAGTTGGTTGTGTCAGAAGTTAATGTATCGGGTGTTCCCTTCACGAATGCAATATGGGTTGAAACCAGATGGGTAAGGTCAATCGTGGTAGTACCAGAGAATGTTCCAGCGGTAAAAACCGTGTAGGATTTGGCCATTCCCTTCTCATAATAACCATCATCGTAATCCACATAACTGGTCGTCTGGCCGGTTACTAATAATCTTGCCCTATTTAAAAGAACACCATTTCTATAGGTACTCATACCAAATATCCTCCATTAACATTAGCTCGATAATGAATTATCACATCACAGGTTGTAGGATTAGTATCTGCCGTTCCGCCAGCAATCGTTAATTGCACCAAATTTCCAGTCTGAAGAAGTATCTTTCCAGTCCAACTTAATTGTGCATATGCAGTTAGATTTGCTATTGCCCCTTCAGTTGAAGAAATAATGACTTGCGGAGTGGTATGATCGGTTTGAACCGAAATTGAAGTAATTCCACCAGTATCATCGGCAACATTCAATCTTGGAGAAAAAATCACAGACTCAATAGTTACATTCTGAGTTGTTCCAGTTGCAATGGTATAATTACCTGCACTATTATGGAGATCAACTGTCGCAGAAAGAATTTGAAGGTTGCCTACTGCACGATTGATAGCATTCACAGAACCTTCAAGACCGCTTTGTGCATATTCCTGTCTCTCAAATACATTCCCATCTGCATTTGATGTAACCCATGCAGAATTATAGACACCTGCAATAAACTGCTCTCCACCACTACCATAAACAATATATCTGAAATGCCCGAAGTCTCCCTGAACAATCTCTGAGGTACTGGTTCCTTTGGAGTATGACTCAAAGAAGAGTGTAACTTGATTCGTCATGTAATTAGATGGATCTTCGACCTTGGTTATTAGTACCCAATTGTAAAGTGGATATTGGACTGTTGAGTAATAAAGATTCCACGATTTTCCCCATCGTTCAATCTTAAATGCCACTGCATCATCAGTCGTATTCACACTGGCAGTGACCTCTGCTGCGTTATTCAACTTGGATCGAACTTGATATCTATTAATGGACGTTCCTTTCTGTCTCTCAATGGCAATATAGTTGGTGGAATCGTAGGTTGTCCCTTTCGACAATAGCATCCCTGCTGCTTTTGCAGTCGCACTATCCACAGATCCCCAAGTTAATGACAGGTCACAAATGATACTGAATATATCAGCATAAAATGGGATAGCGTGATTGACTGCATATCTGGCTTCGGTAGGGGTTCCATCGGGGTCGAGTTTTACCATTAATCTATTTGCCGTAGTAGTATTGATGTCTGCCGACCCACCTTCCGTACCCGTTATGTATCCTACATTCCACCTCTCATTATCAGCATCGGCATCAGCAACATCAAAGTCATCCATATCAGCAATGGCAGGAACCAATGACATGATGGCACCTGGAGTATAATAAGGTGGATAGCCGAAACCAAGATGATATATGTCTGCCCAATTCTTTCGTGACATTTAAATTCCTCCTTTTATATTAATTCCATGAAGTGATCTGGAATATAATCCATATCAACTGTAACCGTACCATTAGAGCCAGGATCTCCGCTTGGTTGTGCCGTTACATACTCCCCATAAGTAATAGGGATACTGGAAGGAAGTACATATCCTGCGGCTCCTGAGTTCTTGTCTAATGGTTCGGATTCAGCCAGAAGTATTCCATTCCGATCATAAAGGCGAACCAAAGTCGTAACATTATTTGTGAAGTCTGGAGTAACTATTTTTACCATGCATAACATTCCCTGACATCTTCCAGTATTGGCTGATATACTTGCTGGATTGGATTGCCGAACTTCTGCGGATGCTCCATCTGGAAGTATAATTGATATTCTTGGTATAATCTTAGCCATCTTACTATCCTCCTTTATTGCATAGACGGTCCTGTAGGAACCATTCTATTAGCCGTTCCCTGCACGGGATTGCCTGCTGCATCTACCTGTGGTGCACCTGCCGGTGGAGGCACAGCCCCCTGCATCGGTAAGGGATTGAGTTGATCCTCCGGCACCAACTTACTGGCATCCAGATGCATACTCTTAGCCGATTCCTTCAGCCCATACTTTAATCCTTCACGTCCCATAAGTTCCTGAAACACTGGGATAGTACCAGCATTACGCAGGAAGTCATTGAGTCGGAGTGCCTGTTGTTCTCTGAGCATAAGCCATGCTGAACCCTTAGCCTGTATTTTCGTATCTCCGATGTATTCCAATGTTTCATCAAGATTGTAGTTCTCATAGTATTGAGCCTTGATTAAAGGTATGATGATATTGGTATCAACAGTAAATGCTACTTCCCTAATTCCACGATTCTGCTGACCCATGAACATGGAAAGGCCCGATGCAGTATTGCCAGCTCCTGACACGTTGGGATCTCCATGCGCATATCCGGCAATCCCACAGTGTTCATCAGCAATCTTGGAGGCATCATGATAAGCACTAAGGAGTTCAGAAGCATGCATTTGTGCTTGGAAAAACTGCATGAAGGGTTCAGTCTGGGAAGAGAATGCATTCTTAACAAACTTCCAAATCTTCCATGGCCATATTTTGGTTACATCTTGTCCAGGTGCAAGAGATTCAGTATCAAATGCCACCTGTGGTCCACTTGCTAATGCTATATTATTCTGTAATGCCCTAATAGCTGAGTTAGCTAATGACTGTGCATCAGGAATTGTTTCCGGCAATCCCCTTCCCCAAAAAGAATTCTTCTCCTCCACATAGGAGGCTTTATAATAAGGTTTTAGGCCGAGTGGATTATCATTAAGCCTGACTGCTAATATCCATCTATCAATGAGCCATGTCTGGACACGGTACACCAAGTCTGGATCAATCTTAACTCCAAAAAGGGTCTCTCCCTGATCCTCACTTTCTCCTGCCCAGCTAAGAAGCAATCTTCCTTCTACGGCATCATGGTACTCCAAGCATTCTATCTTATCCCAGGTATAATACTGAGACGACTCTCTACCTTCTGCCTCGATGCGTTCCTGCTCATCCCAAGTCCATTCATGCCAACCTCTATCGGTGAAAGTACGAAGGATCTCTCGAATCGCCACTTCATCGAAGCCAGGAAGCTCGATCATATCTTGCAGATCGGTACGGGTAAAGAATAGACGTTCTATGATTCCTGTATCATTAATATTAGTGGCCCCTGGAAGCGGGAACATATCGAAGGGAGATGGAGAATCCCAGGTAGGAATGGTCTCATCCTTCACCTTTACTTTCCCACGTCCATCTGCACTCTCCTCAATATCCATGGCTTTCTTCTTACGGTAGATAGGCCCCTTTATGAATCCAGCCTTGAGATCCACAATATCCATTAGACATGATGCTAATGCTTCGTAGAATCCTCCCTCTACCAGCTGATCCTCTATCTTAGCCGCCATCATCTCGGACTTATCTTTAGCAATGTCCATGATAATAGCCTTATACTGATCCTTAAATTTAGGAAGAGCTTGCATCATGGACTGCTGGATGGCTGATGGGTCTAAACCGGATGCGATTACCTGTTGCATGAATTTGTTGACTTCGGCCATAAAGGTGATTTCAGCAAGCCTTTCGTTTTGTGGACTGAGAGATGGAAGAGGAGTTGGCTCGATGGAGTATGGGCGCTCGCCTGATTGGAAGTAAACTTCCTTGAGCATAGCCTTAGCAGTTCTGGATTTTACATCTGTTATCATCATGAACAGGTCGGAGCCAAGTTGTTTAATATCGGCTAATTTGGCTGGCTCATACTCTCCACGGATCTGGAGAAGGTTGGCAATCATCTGATTATGGAACTTTATCTTTTCGAGTTTGGCCTTCTCCCATGCGGTACGGACATGACCTGAGAGTTGGTTCACCATCATATCTGATGGCGTATCTCCCTTGGCCTTCATCTCACGATCTGCCTTGGCCTTGGCTTCCTCTTCTAATTTGAGTTGATCGTTGCCTATAAGTTGCATTTAACTCCTGCAAATACATTGGGAAATGGATTTCCCGTATATGATGGAGAAAAAGGACTCCAAGGAATTACCCAAGGATTAGTTGGTTCTATTGGATAAGTTATCGTATCTCGATATGGAGGATTACAATTACACTCCCTTACCCACGGTGCATATACCTTCTGACAACGTGGACATACCCATCCTTCCATTATTCCCTCCATTTCACCCAACAAAAAAGCCACCTCCAGCCGGTGCACCGAAGATGGCTTTTCCAATTACATTGGGGAGGGATTTATCGGGAGCTACCCGACTATCCCCAAAGATTATTAATTAATATTCTGTTTCTATCATGTCCATGCCCTTGGCGATATACCCAAATGTTAGAATTCTATTTTATAGTCACTTTCTTAGTTCCAACTTCTCTGCCTTCATCAACTACAACAATAAACTCCTCTTTGTATAAAATATCTATATCAATATAATCAACTTGTGTCTGATTTGTCATTCCCTTATTCTCAATTAATTCTTTCAAGTCTTCCCATGTCATGTCTATTATCCCTGATAATATATCCTTTTTTTAATAGAATTAACTCATAATAAAACAATTCTTTCGACCTATTTCTCTCCACATATCTTCCGTTAAGGGAAATGTATCAGGTTCCATTTTCACATTGTGGATAATATCTGTTGGCCAAAACCAAGAACACTGATCACAAACATGATGTTTTCTATTTGTTAAATGCACTTCTCCTTTTTCTATATCAAGTTGCTTTTCACAAATGAAACATTTAATTATATTCATATCTCCTCTCTTATGTCCACGCTCTTGGGTTTATCCCTTTCTCCACTACCTTCACTGGTTGCTGAGCATCACTCACCTCAAACTCCGCCAGTACATACCGTAAAGCATTAATCGCAAAGAACCTCTCAGGCGGGTCATCCTTCTTAATCTCCCTAAGCTGTGAATGTATCACAAATTCCCGTGGAATGTCAAGTCCTTTTATTTCCCGAAGCCAACGCTTAATCATTTCTATGCCATAGAAGAAGTCATAGGCTTTAGGTGCATCCCTCAACCGAACCTCTTGTTTAGGACGTTTCTTACGATGTGTCTCATAAAGAGACTGAGAAAATGAGTCATACTTGCTATTGAAATCGGTGCATATCTCAGTCACTCCGAATATTCCCATTTCATCAAAAAGCTTGTCGAATAGCCCACTGACGGTTGGAGCCTTGAATTCTCCTACCATAGATAGAGTGTACTGTCCGGTCAACAGTTTGATGTCCCTCTGTGCAAGGATGCAGAAGTATCCGCCTGGATTATCGGGAGTCGGCCATGCCAATCCTACTCTGGCTCCACGGAAGAACTCCTTGTCTGTTCTGCCATCAGTATTGGTTTCGATGGTGAATGGCCCACCTGCCGTATGGATTCTACGGTTTGACATGAGATGCATACCTCTTATCTAAAGGTGGAGAGGGTGGAGGCGGAATTGTAGGTGGTTCAACAACTCTGCCTAATAGCGGTTCTCCAGCCATCTTATCCACCATTTTTGGTTCTTCCGATCTCCCGCTTGCCCATTCAAAGATTGTTTTAGCAGTCTCCATTACATCATCTGCAAAATTCTTCTTGTTGGCCTTAACATAGGTGGTAGATGGATGTGGACCAATAATATCAGTTGCCAATCTTACACACTGCAATTTCAAATCTTCTTTTTCCATGATTAATCCTCCTCTTTTAAGTTTTCTAATTCAGATTCAAGTTCTTCCATCCTGCTATAGCATAATTTAACCACCTCTTTTTTGTGTTCTTCTTGCAGACGGTTCAGGTGGATATCATCAGCATAGAATACCTGTGCGCTTCCATTTTGGTTTTGCTGAAGACACGCTGATATCCTTTTTCTATCATCTACTATCCGAAGCACCTTTCTGGCCGTATCAAACTTCATTTTATATCCTCCTCTCTAATGGTTAATTGTTATAGCAACTCAGGGAACAATAAGTCCACCTGATATTGATTTATTAAATTGGATGTTCTTTACGATATTCATAATATTTATCCCACATTTGATGTCTTTCCTCATCATTCATCTCAAATAAATAATGAAAGAGATGGGAACAATACTTCTTTTTCCATTCATGATCGCTCAAGAATACTTTGTCCAACTGTATCCTGATCCAATGTAACATATAATATCCCTCCTCATAACAATTCTGGAAACAGCAAATCAACTTGATACCGCCTCACCATGCACTCATGTCCAAGTATGTTTATAATTTTTTATCTCTATTGGATTAATTCTAAGTCCACATAAAACACAAACGGTTGATCCGACAACAGAATATTCTGGTCCTAACTTAGAATAATGATCTTCAAAAACATGAAATGGACAAGAGAGTTGCTCCATTTCGATTTCCTTACATTTCTTTAATAAACTTTCTAATCTGTTTTCTTGATCTGTCATCGCAACATTCTCTCTTACAATAATTCAGGAAATAATAAATCAACTTGGTACTGCCTTGCCATACATTCATAATTAAAGCTGTGCCTGAAATGGTCTTCCCCCAGCTTTTTATACACATATCTCTTAGCCCCAGTGGGCTTCCCATCTTTATCCTTTTCTTCAATTAGCTCCTTACCAGCATTATGAAGTTGTTCTGCAAACTTCTTCATAAGATCACAATCCTTGGGAAAAGTGATATTCCCCTCTTGTACCTCGTAATGGGACGCATCGAGACTCTCGGTACGATTGCATAGAACCATCATCTTCTCTTCATCCCAGATGTAATCTCCCTTCTGGCGCTCTCTGTAGAAATTCAGGAATACTCTGCCCTTATGTTTCGTTGCAAATGCACGGGCATTACGGGTTTCCGGCTGGAGGTCACACACACAGCGATTAACATGAAATTTCTCCATTAGTGTATTAAGTTCGCTCCAATCCTTATAAATTCCAATATGGACTATCTTTCCTGCTTTCTCCAGCACTCGTTTCCCTATTGTTACATGAAGCGAGTGTGACATCTGATCTACACCCATAGTGCATGGCCCAGGATCAGAATCGGCTATTCCATCATCCCTGCACAGATCAAGTACTTCCCTAACAGTAAGTCTATTCTCTGCTTCGACAAAGGCTGATCCTATAGTAAGGTTATAGAACTGTTTAATATTAGATGTAGTGTTATATTCATCCAATATTTCTTGTGGAGATACAAACCAACTCCATAACTGGCTGTAGTGTCTGCCTCTAATATTAGTAATGGCCGGACGTTTGGCCACCCATTCACCTACCGATGGATTCAACTCGGCATCTCTACACGACTGGCATAGTCTCACCACTCCTCCATCCCATTCCACAATACACTCAGGGAATGTATCTTCCATGCAGGTGTATTTATTGCACTTGGGACATTTCAATAACCAGTATCTCATGTCACTGCGCTGAAATTGCTTGTTTATGCCATAGTCAGGAAGAGTAGGATTAGAGAGCATGGCTATTTCTTTAAACTGAGAATGTGATAATCTTTTTAATGCCATCGCCATTCGATCTTCAGTTGCTTCATCCAATTCATCGAATATAATGTAATCCCCAGGAGCACTTTTGACACCAATAGCACTATTCATTCCACGGAAAAGAAGGAATGTATTCCAGAGACGTTTAACAGTAGTATTGTTTGTTTCCTGTATCCAATTGCCTATTGTGTCTGGATTTTCTTCAATAAGGGGAGCAATACGAGTTCTACTGAAGTCTATAACGTCTGTCTTGGATGGAAAATAATAAAGAATATTCCTATATTTCCTAAATCTGGCTCGATGTATTACCCTACACATTTCCATAGAAGTAATACACATCTGCGTTGCTTTTTCATTTACAGTAAACGGATGATCCTCAGTATAAGGTTCTATTAAGTATTCATGCTTTCTAAATGTTAATGGTTCACCATCAAGGATGATGGCATTCTTTTCTACCCACTCCTTGAGTGAAGGAACAGTTTCCCGAATCCCAAGTGGTATGGCTTCTCCAGTATCAAGGGCTACCCGTTTCGCTTCTACATCAGCCAATGATGCCACAAGGGGAGTCTGTTTCGCACTCCCACGCCTTCCCCTTCTTGGTTGTGGTTCGGCAATCTGTGTCCTAAATATTAGTCTTGGCCGATCAGAGAATAGAGCTTCTTTATCAATGTTGTGAAGCCCTAATTGTTTATTGAGTCTGGATTTAAAATTATAGTAACTATTAATGTTAATATTAAATCGTTTGGCAATCTCTGCCCCTCTAACACCCTTAGCAGATAGTTTTCGGATTGCTGTCTTCTCCTCACGGGTAAGAGGAGAACGGTGAGGCATACCAGGTCTGCCCCCTCCGCCAAAAAACCTGTGTCCCTTGGCTGCACCTCTTCTAAATGCAGGCTCACCTTCAGGTTCACTCTCAGACTCTAAGGCGGGAGTATCAGTCTCTAAGGCAGGAGTGTCTTCTAAAGTAGAAGTATCTATTGCAGCTTCCATCAATCTTTGCGTTCACCAATCAATGCATATTCACTATTTAGTAAACACTGTGAATTTATAGTGGACTCGCAGGCCCCTTACTTCCCGTTCCACCCTGTTCCTTGGGTGCAATCACATTCTTCTTATGTCCCTTCAATCCCTCACTGGTATTGGGATCAGGGGTATTACCTTGATTGGAACTGGACTTTGGCGATGCTTTCGTGTTAGCTATCTTCTTCATAATCTTTCTCCTTTTTTTGCAATGGCTAATAATATCTCTGAATTATCCCTTAATACTTGATGAATAGCCGATCCAAAGGTAGCAATGGTCTGATGATTTAGGTTGAGACTGTAGGTATCATTAATCATTTCTGCAACCTCATGCCACAGATCACTCATTAATCCATCAGTTTTCCTGTCATCGGAACATATGACTATTCTTTGATGCCAGCCAGCAGCAGATGCGGAAGTGGTTTTAAGACTATCTTTGCTATCAATAAATGATAACTCGAAATCTCTATCTCCAATACGCATCTTCAGTTTAGATTCGGCAGATGGTTTCATAGTGGTTTCGCCGTACTATGATCTCCCTTTCCATCTATCTCCCTACTCTTCTCACCTTTCCATGGTCTTGGTCCCGTCCATTCTCTCGCCTGTTCCCCACTCTTGATTCTCTCACCCTTTTTATAAGGCATTACTGGCTCTGGAGTTTCTATCCCAGCAGCTATTTCCATCTTTCTAATACCGTTTGGCATATTATATCCTCCTATAATGTAAAGTTATAATGGTTGTGCCGTAACATAGAAATACCCTCTGGGACATTTTATATCCTCAATTACAGTTAATCCAAGAATATATTTGTCTAAAATTATCCCAGGACTTACATAGAGATACTTTGCCGAAGAACCATTGTGCTTATTATACTCCTTCAATAATTCTGTAACCATGTCTTCAAGACTATCAAGTTTCATTACAGGTTCCTATAATGGTTGTGCAGTACTGTGATCCCCCTTCCCAGACTTCTTACTGGACTCAGGTAGATCCTTACCTCCAGCCTCCTTAAGATGAGATTTCAATTCTGCTTTAGTAATACCAGGCATCTGAGAACCTTTGCCAGCTTTCCTCCGAGCATATTCTGCGCCGAACAGTCCTCTCTGTTTTTCTGAAGTAATTGGTGTGTGTGCCCTTCCACTTTTACATGCTTTAGTTGTCATTTTCAGCTTCCTCCTTTCTTTCCCTTAAACAATGATAGATTACCAATAGGCATATTGCTGACAGGTTGCACCATTGGAGGTTCCTCAAAGTTGCGTACCACATCTCTTGCTTGCTCCAGCATCCCATAACAGAGTAGCTTATTGACCAATGGCCCATTCACATTCAAGCTTCCATCCTCCCTCAATGTAATAATGATTTTCATCTCCGGCATATCATCCTCCATCTATCATAAAGGTTGGCAGAGCTTCATAATCCCTTTCCCGTACTTCTCCACAATTTACACAGCATCTAACCTTGCCTGCAAAATGTCCAGGTGCCCACATATAATCAATCCAATTAGTCAATTCAATATGTGAACAGTTGGCACGCAGTTCAGCTATCTCTCGCTCATGACGATCCCGCATTTGCCCAATATTTTCAGTCATCTATTCCTCCTACATCGGATGACTTTCATCAATCTTCTTCCCTGTCAACTCATGCCATGCAAACAGAACTTTTTGGAATAGTTTTATTGTATCAAATATTTCTTGCGGAGACATACGTAATGTATCCTCATTACCTTGTACGAAAAAGGATGCACCATCATCTCTTACTTCATAAAGTTCTATTGGTGGCCTACCCATAGTATAAACACCCCATATTCCTCAACCATGCCTGTGGCCCAAAGTTCATAGGGAACATCTTACAGAACTCCGGTTTCTCTTCATGTATCTCACATTTATTATCCTTTGTCAACCACTTGCAACGGGAAGGCAGGAATGCCTCCATACCTTTAATAGTTCCCCCTCGGCCTTCTACCCACTTGAGATCGAAGCCTATAGATGAGAGAGGGATGCAAAGTACCTGACAGCATCGGGCACATCCATGGCAATGCGGCTTCATGGCTCCATCTTCCCCTCTACTCCTCTGGCTTCCCGATCCGCCGTCCTACGCTCCAACCAAGAAAGGGCCTCTCGCAGTTTCCCTATGGCGACAGCATTTTCCCGACAAGGGAACTTTGCATTCATCCTACGTATCCTGTCAATCAACACTTTAATCACTTCCTCGTTCGTCGTTCCATTGATGATCGTACCATCATCCCTCATTTCATAGAAGGATAATATGGGTGCAACCTTGCTCTGCTTCATCTGCTTCAATTGGTAATTATGACCGTCATCTAACGCTTTCATGGTTTTCTCCTCATCCTTGGTTGTAGAGAGCCGTAGTTTTTAAACACTCACGGCAAAAGTAGACAGCCACCGCACAACAATCATGTAACCAATAGTTCCCCTTGCCTTCATTGGGATGCAGGTCTGCTACAAATTGGATAAAATCCCGTGGACAGATTGGCTTATCTTCTTTATTCATACCCTCATGTGCCACAAACCCAATTCTTGCTTCGCCTTGACATCGACAACACTCCGTTGTTTCTGGAAATTCATTTTGCCATGAATATTGTAATCCTTCTTTACCGATTGTTATTTTCATGGTTTTCTCCTCTCACCTTTCATTTCATCTTTTGAAATGAAATATCACATTGTGATAGATCGATATTGATTCCACCCCCAAGCCATTTGTAGCCCAATTTTCTAAGGGCCTTCTCGATCTTATGCCTTTCTGCCGGCAACAATGCAGGTTTGATCGTTAAAATATAAACCTGCTTCGTCTGGGTTTTCATGGATTTCTCTAACTGACTTGCCGTTAATCCACTACCTGTACAACTTACTTCTATACCTTTCATTCTCATGGTTTCCTCCTCCATAGATTACACGACTTTTGAAATACAACACTTTTTAAATTTTAACCCGCTTCCACATGGACACAGATCATTCCGTCCAATCTTTACACGTTGAATGAGAGTATATTTCTGCTCCTGAAGCTCATCCAACCTTTTATCCATTTTGGACATAACTTCGGAATCTGTACTTCCTTTAAAGAACTCCATTAACCTCTTGGATTCTTCTTCTGATATTTTATATTCTGTTTCTTGCATGGTTTCCTCCTCCATACACCTGATTGGTGTATGATTGTTAATGTTGAATTGATCTTACCTTTTTAATACTCTCCCTTGCCACCAGATCCTTCGGATGAGATGCAAGATGCATACTCCAAGCTTTCTCTTTATTCTTGGCCGTCCTATCAAATTGCCGTTGGTATTTTCGCAGGTGTGCCACATGCTGTGCTCCCTTCTTACTCTGCCCGCCAACCTTTGTCTTAGACTTTGTTATCGTTTTTTCAATAGTCTGAGATTTACCCATTGATTTTCACCATAGTCATCTCATTCATTTCTTCCATCATTGTATTTAAGCAGTCAATAAAAGTGGAGACGGACATTTCTTTATCAAGCATTAAAATAGTATACACACGATCATTCTTTTCAGGCCGATCAAATATCCCCTTGAGAAAAAGATTTTCCAATTCATCACGGATAATTCCCAACTCCAAAAGATTAGGATGATTTCTAATGTTAGAAAATTTTATACAAACACCATCCATGCTAATTTCCTATAAATAGTTGAGGCCCACAAGCATTAACGTTCCGCCGATGGGCCTCGCCGAAAGGAGGGTAAATCGAGATGTACCATATATTTATGTTAGTCTTAGACTACCTGCTGTAAATGTCGCACAACGAGAACCACTTGATATATAATAGCCACTCTCTGTTTGAATTCCCCAGGAAGGATTGTGCGAGCCAATACTGGGGCTATCATTTGACCCGCTTTTTAGAAAGGGCGTACAAGCACTTTCATCCGTGTCATATCTACCTTTATACCTTTTCCCAGTATTGTGTTAATAGCTGCTGACTGACCATCATTGGCCACGATTGGCTCTGGTCCGAATATCAATTTCTCCTGTGCATTAACCTCCTCTACTTCTTTTTTCGTCGGTGTCTCCAAAATAGCTACTTCAAATAACGGCATATTTATCACCTCCTCTATAATTAATATTTTATTTTTCCTATGCACCTATCCCATATCATAATCTCCGCCGTTTGTCAACCCCATCCTACAACAATCCATCCATCAAAATACATTTAGCCATTGGCACGATAATTTCCATCATGGTTTGGCACGAATATTTCCCACATATAGATCCAAATTTAATTATGGAGTTGGCATAATAATTGACGATATCAATATATGTACCATCTATACACTACAAGTAATGTATCATATTAGGTTTACCATAATAACTTGATGTAACTATTGATGTATCAGGTTACATTCACTACGATAACTTCAGGTTACATTCACTACGATAACTTGATGTATCACATTAGATTTAATTTTAATATCCATTAATATCCATTAATATCCAATACCTATATGTACAATCTTAATGTGTTAGATTAAGTTTTATTAATGTATCACGTTAGGTTTACTACTGTAACTACTTGTATGTGTGAGATATACTCTGTGTATGGGGGAGGGTAGAGTCACATATATGTAGAAGGGATCACGCAGGCATGGGCCTTTCACGACTATGGGGTATGGGGTATGTCTGGGGTTGACATAGGTATAAATAACGTCTGATAAGAAAGAATTATGTCTGCTGTATAACTTTTGTATTACTTAATACATTCAATACTTTATATTATAATACTTAAAGGATCATTTTTCCTACCACCAGCAAACCCTTGATAATAGGACATTGTGAAATAGCTATAAATCAGATCACAAGCACATAATCCGGGATAGTACTAATGTCTGATTATCTGTTGATAGTATAATCGTATTATCAAATTAACTGTTTAACTCCCTATCAAGTTGTCTATACAACCTTACAACCTACTTGTATAGTTATCTATACAACTTTACATCTATCTCTTATACGCAGGCGTATAGATGCATATGAGCATACATATTACATATGAGCGTACACGTGAGTGTGAGCAATCAAGTGCAGGTGCATAGTGAATGAGCGGATACAGGTGCAGGTGTGTATCATTAAAAGAGAGAAGCCGGTTTTCAGTTGACAAACTTTGTTACTCAGTATATAAAATTTTATTCTCAATCAAATTATGGGCTTAAATGAATTATCGACATTTCAACAGTCCGTAAATTGTCACCGGGTTGCAGAATACTGCACTTGTTCAAAAGTGGGCAGTATGAAATCATTAAGGAATTATTATTTTGGGTTGGCATGGAGTTTGCTACAATATAAATTGAAATTTGGAATTAACCCTTAATGGATAAGATATAATATGAAAACTCTATTAGAAATTACTGAATATTGTAAGTTAAAATCTTGTTACTCAAAGGAAGGGAAAATAGAACGATGTAATTATCTGAAAAAGGCTCGTTGCAATAAAACCTTTTGTGGAATAGTTTATGTTAAACGAGGTCAATGGTATTGTAATAAACCTTGACAGTCTGATAAAACAACAGACAAGAAAGAGAGGTTATAAAATGAATGAAAGAATATTTCAAACAGGTAAGAGATTACAAATAGCTATTGATAATCCAGAGAAATTTGAAGGAATGCAAGACTATCTTGATCGAGCCTTTGCTTATTTAATGTTCGATCAAGATGGAGATGCACCGGAAAAAATCTTTAATGGTGCATGGTTTGAAGTGCCATATTGGATTGAGAAGTATCATAACAAATTGGATGATGATTTAAATGATAAATATCTGTGTGAATATATTCCAGGACACTATGAACCATTGAAATATGGCCATATTCAAGAGTATGAAGGAAAACAGTATAAATATATTGATAGTCAATCCTTAAGTGAAGAAATGGAACACCAAACAAAGGATGGAAAATATATTTATGAAAATAGGGGTTATTCATTTCTCAGAATATGGCGGTTAGTATAGTAGGATTAACCTTTGATTGCTCGATAGATCATCGAAGCAAGAAAGAGAGGTGATAAATGAGATTTATTCCTAATAATTTGGATGATGATTTTATTGGAAGGAATGATGACGAAGAAATGGATACAGGCAATCTTGACACATATATAAAGGATGGAGTGAAAACGTATGCTCTGGGTCATGATTGGTTTGAGAATGAGAAAGCGCCGTATCCTTTATACTCTGTTGAAACAGAAAAAGAGATTTAATCTATCATTATTATATAAACCTATCCGATAGAATACCGGATGAAGAAAGAGAGGGTTGACATGGAATATGAAAGATTGACTAAAAGGGAAGTAACACAAGAGTTAATGAAGGATTGTAAGAATCACGTGAAATGTCTCGTTTGTGGAGAGTGTGTCACGTGTAATTTGAGGCCATGCAGAGACAGTAAAGAACATATTGCAATGTCTTATAACCTTGAAGTAAAAAGGTTAGATAATAATACGTTTGAGGTTACTTATCCAAATGGGAATAAGGCTATCCGTTATCACCATACGGACATTATAACTTACCATCCAAATGGCAATATTATCATTAATGTGAATGGATGGTTGACCAGTACAACAAAAGAGCGTCTCAACAATTACTTACCCTCACAATGGCGAATCAATCAGATTAATAAGATTTGGTATCTTGCTAACAACTCCCATTCATACGCCTATAAGGATGGAATAACCATTCATGTAGACGGCACAGTCACAGGCAATGGCACAGATCCAAAGAAGCTATTGAAGCTTGATAAACAGATCAAGAAGTATATTGAAGGATATGTCAAGGCTCTGTTTGATGGGAAGATTAAGAAGCCTGGACCTGGTGACTGTTGGGGTTGTTTAATGAAGGATATAAAGACAGGCCAAACAGTATTTGGAACAGATCATTTGTTAGATCATTTTAGAGAAAGATATTATGTCCCTTCATTGTTAATAAATGCAATCGAAGTATTTCCTGTCTCAATCGCTGCAAAGTCATCAATCGGTTATTATCTGAAATATTACAACCAAGAATGCAAAGACTTTGAAGATATTGCAAGGGCGCAAATCAAGTCATCCTTGCGCCGGTATCTGCGCCGTCAATTAGGAATGACGACATAAACAGATTGAGTTAACCTTAACTACCTCGATAGATCACCGAGGGAATGGAGAATAAAATGGAAAACGGAAGGGTATTTTATATTTATGACGTGGTTTTGAATGCATTAATAGGAATGAGATTGACAGATGAGGGAATCGAACCAATATATAATGATTCTCTATCTGGTCAAGAAATTACTTCCATTAGTGCTCAATAGGAATGAACCCTTGACCTATCCAGCACAACACCGGAGATATGGAGGCACTATGAAAGATGTAGAATTTATGACAGCTAAAGAGAAAGAAATGGTATTGAAGCAATGGATAACGTTTATAAAGAATGGAATGAAAGTAGAACATTTTACAGATAGACTTTATAAGCACCTATCGCTTCATTGCTCATTCATTGCTCATTATAACAGGATGGGTTTTTATTCAACCTATTTTGAGAGGCCAGAAGATACAATCAGATTCATAGGTCAATTTGACGAAGATCAAGGTCATAAATCCATTGAATACGGAAGTCAATACTGGTTTACCGATTCAGATTATAATGACCTCAATCAAGCCATGTGTGAGGCTGTCGAACCGTACAAAAAAGAAATATACCAAACTCGAAGAAATACAGAAATGGAAAGAGATATTGAAATATCTAAGGCATTAATGAGAAAACATGGTTTAACTCATTTGGAAGTTTAAAATTGATGTCCAAGATGACGCAGGACAAGAGATAAGGGATAGGTGAAGGGTAAACCATGAACCAGTATTCAATAACTTAGACGCTTCCGATAGAACACCGGAGGGAAGGGAGATATGCCAATGGAAGAACAAAAAAAATGCAAAGACAGAATAAGGGAGCATTACAAAGGACGAATGGAAGACTTGACTACTCTCTGGAATCTCTACAAAAAGGATTGTGAAGCCAGCGATCCCGACCTTGGAACATGGAATGAATACGGATTATGCTTTGACTATGTAGCTCCTGGGACATTCAACGAACAACGAAGAGGATATTGGAGATATCAACTATCCTGGGGTGGACCCTCAGATGAATTCAGATTCTATGCAGATGAAAATCTAAATATAACAAAAGTTGAATATTGGTTTATGGACTGGTTTGATGGTGCAAAGGTCAATGTCTCAGGGAAAAGTCTTGAGCTTCTTATTGAGATATGGGAAGATCTTAAGGAATGCGGAACTATCGAGCATACACAAAAAGAAGCAATGGCAGCCTAATCATTTAACCCTTATTCCCTCCCTGCATTGCCTTTAAGGTGGTGCAGGGAAGAAAGGAGACACCAAAAATGAAAGAGCATGAACCTATAAAGAATTATTTTGATTTGTGTGAAGCAATCAATTCTCCAACATTGGGAAGAGATTTACAATATATGGCTGATACAGGGGAGAATCCTGCAGGATATTTTCTCGATGAACTCCAACTGATGAGGGAATATTTACAGAGAGAGGAGTAAGCTATAACTGCCGAGACCGAGACCATCATTATATTTATAGCTTTGTTGGTGGCTTATGGATTGATAAGGGGAGAGAAAGGAGAGAAGAAAGAATGAAGATCATAAATAGTCATTGCTTACCATTCTTTTGGGATAAGACAGTGAGTATTTTCGATGCTATAACGGGTAAAGAAATAGTTATTCAGAAAGATAAGTTTAAAGATGTGACAACGGACGGCGGAAGATTCGTTCAGTTTTATACATTTGAGATTGAAGATTAAGAAAGGAAAAACAGAATGCCTGTTAGAAAGTATAAAGATTGGTATATTGAGACGGTTGGAGGCCATATCACAATAAAGAGATTTGAAGCTGAAAAAGGAGATCGATTCAATGATCCGAATCATTATCAATGGCACTGGGCTTTTAAGCTAAAAGATTGTAAGGAACTTTGTGACAAAAGAGATAGGGGAGAAGAAATAGACGGATTATATCTTAAATCACTTTATTGATTCAGAGTAGTATTTAACCCTCGATATGAATGATGAAGAAAGAAAACAGATTCAAAATGAGATGGAAAAAGAACATAAATATAGACAGGTCAAATCATTGCATTGTGATCGACCCTTTGAAACCAGAATATTTGGTCGATGGATAACGATTAGATCGAATAAAGAAATAATTCAGTGGTTAAGGATTAGAGATAAAAGAATGAAAAAAGAAAGGAGAAAGTAGAATGGATAAAGGAAAAAAGATTTGCATCATTTGTAAGATCCGGCCGGGGATCAACTATGATGGCAGGGATATTTGCTGTTGCTGTTGGCCGAAGGAGGCTAAGAAGAAAGGAGGAAATGAGAAATGAGCTATTGCTGGACGGGAAAGTGTAAGATGTATATCTGCACCATCTGTGGGGATCTCAATTACTCCATTATTGCATTGCGTACTGGTAACGTGGAGGTCCAATACTGCCATGAGTGCTGGACGGCAAGAACGACACAGGAAGCATGGCGGATTGAGAATGAAGCAATAGCCATGATTAATTAATAACGAGGTAATGGTAACGAGGCATGAAGAATGGTATGAAGCTAAGAATATACCGCATATGCAGAATGGTAACATGGATCGTTGGAATAATAATTGCAATTGGGGCAGGAATAGTAATTGTGATGTATTGAAAGGAGATAGGAATATGCATACAACAGAAGGGAAGCAATTTACATTCGTTCATCATGGAGATTATTCGGGGGAGATTAAGATCATAAATAATAAATCTCAAAAAATGGTTGCTGAGATTCCGTTTGAGGACATCAAGCGATTGGTGGCTGAATGGGTGCGAGGAGAATGGATTGAAGCGATTGAAGGTATGGAAGATGACACACTTCTTGTGGGAAAATTACCCTGAACCACAAGCTATTGTGATATTAATTTCCCTTTGCCTCGGAGGCTTGACATTTCTGAACTTATGTTATATTGTAAAAGTTGAGGCGGTTGAAATGGCTTTTTTATTAGGAAAATTTAGAGGCTTTATTCCGAGGGTATTGACTAACAAGCCATTACCGCCTCGACTCGGTTTAAAGCCTTTTTTATTTTTCTAATTTGGAGACATAATGAGAAGATTTATTCACCGTGAGAAAGTCAAAGGAGAAAGATGGCATCCATGCATGTGCAAACAGTGTGAGAAAGATAATAAAAGAAAGGCTCAATGTAGAAAGACATTTCATTATTTTTTGAAAAAGTTTTCTATTAGTTATTTAGACAGTATATGCTCTATTTGTGGTAGTCCATTCTTTGTTGTTGCACATCATCCAGATTATAATAAACCATTTCAAGTGATTTGGATATGCGTAAGTTGCCACCGACGTATCCATGAAGGAAAACTTCATTTTTCAAAAAGATTAATTTTCGATTACATAAAAACACAAGATTTAGTGATGTAAAAAACTAAAATCATTATATGTGGACTCTTTGCCTATTAGGCAAAATTCATGCCACATATATTTTGAGCAAATGCTTGACAAATAAAGGCTGGCGTGATATTTGGTATGGCACACTGAAAATTAGAAATCATAACTTTTTAGCTGAAATTTGGAGGAGAAAATGAAACAGCAATTAACCATCCAACAATTAATTGGGAATCTCATTGAAGTATGATAAATAGATTCCCAAGTGAGTTTTGCGATCATGTGATAGCCAGATTGAGGAGGTATCCCATGCAGAAATTCCCAGAAATTGATGCATCAAGGTTAAAGCAGGAAGTAATTTATCAAGGAGTCACCTTTACCCTCACCCGCCTCACTTATACCAATAATACTTATTCTATAATTGCAGAAGGACTATCGAGACGATCCCATGTTGATCCACCGGATGATAACCTTGGCAGAGAGATTAGTCTTGGCAGAGCGATGAAGGCACTGAGGAAGAAGTTGAAGCACGAGATTATTCGTCATACCTTAATGGGATGAGCCATCGGGGAGTAAGTCAGCGGCAGACGGCACGGCTTGGGACCGTGCAGTTCGGAGGTTCGAGTCCTCTCTCCTCGATACCAATTAACCTTTAACCAATCTAACTAAAGGAGGTAATTATTATGGGAGGCGGAAGTTACAGTTCAAGGGATTGGGATAGTTTTTCAACGTCAAGAAAGTATCATGATCCAAAAACCACAACAAAACATATTTATAGTAAGGGGGCACTCGATGATGTCCTTGATCCAAAGAAGTTCCGTATTCGAGAATCAGTTGATGGTTTAGATAATCCTGAATCAACCCCTATCATCTTGGCTCTGGATGTAACAGGCTCAATGTCTCCGGTTCTTGACAGTATTGCCAGGAAAGGACTCAAGACAATCTGCGAGGAAATTTACAATCGGAAACCAATTACAAATCCTCATATCTGCATTTTGGGTATCGGAGATGTTGAATGCGATCATGCTCCATTCCAGGCCACTCAATTTGAGGCGGACATTCGGATCTTTGAACAGTTGGAAAAACTTTTTCTGGAGGGAGGTGGAGGTGGAAACAACTACGAATCCTATATCCTTGCTTGGTACTTTGCAGTCTACAGGACGAAAATAGATTCATTTTCCAAAAGGGGCCGAAAGGGATTTATCTTCACCGTGGGAGATGAAGAAATTACCCCCAAAATAACCGCCCATGCAATAAAGGAATTTATGGGAGATGGGCAAATGAGAGACTTCTCGGCAGAAGAACTTTTCGATCTCGTATCAATGGAATGGAATGTATACCATGTGATCATCAAAGAAGGAGACTACGCATCCAGACAATTCACTGAAGTCAAGAAATCATGGGAAAACGTGATCGGGATAGAGAGAACAATTCCGCTTGACGATCACATGAAACTCGGAGAAGTAGTAGTTTCTGTTCTCGAAATGATGGCTGGGAAAAAACCAGAAGAGATTGTGGCATCATGGGACGGAAAGACAGCAATAGTTGTAAAGTCTGCCATTAAGTCTGTGACACCAAGTACCGTCACTAAAACAAAGAATATTGATGCCTTCCTATAGGAGAAGATTATGGAAGCAACTGCGGTCATTGGTATGAATTATGGCGATGAAGGAAAAGGACATATCACAAATTATCTTTCCGATTCAAATACACTTAACATCCGATTTAACGGAGGTGCCCAAGCATCTCACGCTGTTTTTCTTTCTGATGGCCGCAGTCACCTCTTCCATCATTTTGGGTCAGGTTCTCTTCAGGGAGCAAGAACACTTTTGGCAAGTCATTTTATTGTGAACCCAATTATTTTTGCTTGGGAGATGCAGGAACTTATAGAAAAAGCCCCCATGCGTGAGGTTTTTATTGATCCAAGATGCCGAGTTACTACTCCTTACGATATGTTTATTAATGAATTTTCTGCCAAATTTCATGGAAAAAAAGATACTGTGGGAATTGGAATAAATGAGACTGTTGAGCGTAGTACCTTTAGGCAACTCAAAATTAATATGCGAGACTTTGTTGAAAAGAGTAATGACGAAATTACATCTATACTGAGAACTATTGAAAATGAATATATGCCCTTTCGTATAAAACAATTAAATATTCCATGGAGTGATTTTGTAAAGCATTATTCTGATAGTATTAAAAAATCGGTTGAATCATTCTTAAAGATTAGAACATGGATGACCGACCACATGATTGTAATATGGCCCGATGATGGCGTGATAGACAAATTTCTTGCCAAAGATAAGGATCGCCGTATTGTTTTTGAGGGTGGACAAGGAATGCTTCTTGACCAAAATAGAAAAGAGTTTATGCCATATCTCACTCGATCCAATACAGGAATCTTAAATATTTTGGAACTCCTGAAGACTATTAAGACAACATTGGATTTTAAGGTTTATCTTGTAACCCGAACATATCTAACTCGACATGGAGATGGACCAATATGGAACCATATCCCAAATACTTTCCCATTTCCAAATATAGAAGAATCCACCAATCCAGATCATACATTCCAGGGGAAAATGCGCTACGGTCATCTCAATAAAAAATGGTACGATGAAGCAATTGAGGAAACCGAGACGATTATAGAGAACAACATGCCTTCTTGTATAAGCAATATAGAAATAAGTATTGCTATGACCTGTCTTGATCATCTCGGTAGCGAGTTCTCCTATTCTTTAGATGGAGATGGAAACATTGTTAAGGGAGATATATTTGATCTTCCAAGAATTAAATTGGTATCGAGCGGAAAAACAGAAAGAAATATTACACAATCTAAATGAAGGAGGAATGATTTTATGAAATCAATTGAGGTACTTGAAGTAAGGGCTATACCATGTTTAGGAAGTAATATCGGCGATTGTTTTAAGGAAGCAATGCTTATATCTATTTCTGAATGGAGAGATGTTCGATTAACCTTTAATGGTAAAGATTACCTTATACGACCAGATCAACTGCTGGCAACTTGTAAAGAACAATAACAATCTAACCAAAGGAGGATTAATTTATGAAAGACACAATCACATGTTCAGAGTGTAATGCAGAGAATCCAAAGAGTAGGTTGACATGCCAGATTTGCCATTCACCATTAACGGTGAAGAAGGAGAAAACCGAAAAGGGAACTTCGGCTGGATCGAAGGTTGATCCAAAGATACCTGCGCCATCTTCACCATCTCCACCATCTCAAACATCTAAGCAATCACCACCTGCACCTCCACTTGACCCATTTGGTATATCATCTCCTTCCTCCAAGGATAAATTATTGGGAAAACTTCCCAAAGAAAAAGTATCAAAGACTCCTGTTAAGCATAGGGCCAGACGCAAATCCCGTATGGTTCCTGAATCCCAGTACTTTATACTCCAGAATGGTACATTGATCCCTGTGCAAATTATCCAGACTGTGAGAACATTAAAGAAGAAAGTTATCAGTATGCAGGCTCAAGCATTGATGAGTCTGTGGAATCGGAGTAAGGACCTGCTGGCGAAGTAAGCATCAATCATCATACATTGTTAATGAATAATTAATAAAGGAGGATAACATGAAAGAGATTACTCCATTGTTAGAAAAATTGGCAAAGGAACTTGGTACAACTGCATCCTATCTTTGGAGTGTATTAATCCGACAGGCTTCAATCTCGGCCTCCATCGACTGTTTGCAATATTTGATCTTGGCTATATTCACTTATATAGCGGTGAAATTAACAAAGATGTCTATAGAGCGGGCAGATGAGAAAGACTGGGATGAGGTATGGATGATAGCCCCTATAATTGGATGGATTGTAATAGGTATTCTATGGATTGTTGTTTTCTTTTGTATCCCGCAAACCATCACAGGATTCATCAATCCTGAATATTGGGCTTTAGATAAAATCCTAAGCCAGATTAAAAAGTAGGCTTGAGAATGTGGAGGTGCGCTGATGCATTACATGAATTGTGAGGGCGTGAAGTGTACTCCAAGCGGCTTCCCAATTTGTTCAACTGACGAGAAATGTTGTGATGTAGAAGGATGCCGGTATTTCATAGTTGCCAGTACCATCGGCAATTGTGTGCTGAGAGTGATGCCTGATGATAAACGTGAACCGAGCATGGAGAAAATCTCGGTATCATTTGGGATGCATGGGAAGAAGGTGTCCCGTCAATGTATTGATCAGATTGAGAAGAGGGCATTGAGAAAGCTAAGGGAGAGATGGGGAGCAGAATTGAGAGAAGCGAGGAATAGATGAATGAATCGTATACCCTTATGCACAAGCATACGGGAATCTCTATTTCCCATATCTCAAGAGTATTAAGGAAGAAGCGAAAGCCGTCTCTCAGAGTATTACTGTTGTTGGCGAGGGAGATGAGAATAGAGACGGATGTACTCATTAAGAGATTGGGATTGCATGGGGTGAATAGATAATGAAGAAAGTCGTTCCAGTATTGATAGGCCAATCACATTATCTCATTAATGGTAAAAGATACTCCCGTGTCTCAGATGTGGCTGGTGCTGGAGAAAAACCATGGTTAGAGCAATGGAAACAACGAGTCGGAACCACAGAGGCAGAACGCATATCCAAGGAGACGGCTGAGTATGGGGAGTTAGTACATGAGATTACCATGTATTCAGATTTGCATCGATATAGGAAGATGGAAAAGATGCTTGAGTTCCATAGAGAATTGTCGGACTCTCTTGTTGCATGGGAAACATGGGTAGCTAATTATATTGAGAAATGGATACTCATTGAACAGGTAGTATGGAGTAATAGGTGGATGTGTGCAGGAAGGGTGGATAGGGTAGCCATCATTAAAGGAGATAAGTGGGCTACCATTGTGGATATTAAGACCGGCTCACTCTATGATGAAATTGGCATACAGATATATGGGGGCTATCTGCCGATTTATAATGAATGGAGGAAAGGGAGGAAGTTGCCCAAGGCTACACGGGCATTGGCAGTTAATCTCCCACGGAACAATCCTGGAGAATTGACGGTGAAGGATTATACTAAGGAGAAGTATATTGCTGAATTTGAATCGAAGGTAGAACTATTCCGGTCGATGAATAGATAAGGAGGAATGGATGAAGACTATTCCATATAAAGAAAAAGAAGGATTTCAAGAGGCCATGGTTAATCAAATTCCTAACCTGTTAGATGATGCTCTTGAATGGATAGGGAATAAATTGGACCCAGAAGATGTTTTCCCAGACAAAGTTTTAGAAACATGGGCCGAAGATAATGGATATATTAAAAAAGAGGAATAATCATGCAGATTTTAGACGAAGTAAAAAAGGTACTTGCAAGCAAGATGAAGGGTGATAAATGGGTGGAATCGGCTGTTCCCGCATTGGTGGAAGTGGCCATCGAGATAAAGGATCTTGAAGCCAAGAAATCTGATGAATGCAAGGAGTATCGAACAGCCATCAAGAATGTGGATGAGAAGTATAAATCTGCCTTGAGCACACTGGGAGCAATAGATGAGAATCTCAGGGATCGGGTGATGAAGGAGCATGAGGGGACTGAGAGTGTGAGGGTAGATGGAATTGGAGAACTCGTGTTTGCAGAGATATGGGGATACGAGGTAGAGGATATTAAGAAGGTCCCCGCTGAGTATTTGGGGGTGGATGGGAAGTTGGTACGGGAATCTATAAAAAAGGGTATAAGAAACATCCGTGGGTTAAATATTCTACCCGTGAGAAGTTTACGGGTTATGACGAAGAGAGATTAATCTAATGGCCAGTGCATCGAGGGCACTCAAGCCATCGTGACTGGTTATCAGAAACATAAGAACCTGACGGACATGAGTGAGAGACCTGGACATTGGCCATTAACTCCATAAAGGATGAGGCAGATCAGTGACGAAAGTACTCATACTCAAATTACAATTGAGTCAGGATTAAAGAGGTGTGGCGAGCCTAAGATGTCCTATCCCCTTATAGAAATCGCTGGAGATAGGAACCTTTAATCTTGCCTGGTCTGCCTTAATAATAGATGAATAAATAATGAATCATACTGGTATTAATTTTCCTCGTTATACTATCAAGGGAGCGGCCTCACGGTTGGCTTATGTTTATGAGCATTACATTGAAAGTCCATGGCAATTCCTGAGTATGTCTTACCTAACTTGCTTGGGCAGTATGGTTGGAAACAGGATATATTTAAAAAGCGAAATCAAACCTCAGCCAAGGATGTTTACGGCACTTATTGGAGAGAGTGCCGATGATCGCAAGTCTGAATCCATTCGGCAAGTAACAGATTTCTTTTATCGAACCATAAACAAATATGGTGTCTCGGATAGCCTGATGCATTCTGGGGAATCGATATTCAAGATGAGTATGGGCGTAGGAAGCGCTGAAGGATTAGCGAAGAGCTTTGGGGGTCAATCTAATCTCCTGCTTGTTTACGACGAACTCAAAGCATTTGTTTCAAAATCCCAAATAGATGGCTCCGTTCTTCTCCCTTGTGTTAATACTCTTTTTGACAGAAATGTTTACCACTCAGCGACAAAGAAGACCAATCTTATGTTAGAAAATGTTTTTCTCAGTATGTTATCCGCCTGCACTGCCGAAACTTACAGAAGGATGTGGACTCCGGCATTCCTCGATATTGGGTTCATCAATCGATTATTCGTTGTTACGGGAAAAGGAGAAAGGAAATTCGCCCTTCCTCAATTAATACCTGAAAAAGAGAAAATACCATTGGAAGAAGATTTATTGAACATCATTCGTTTTGTAGATTCTCTGCCGAAGGTAGATGGAAAATACTCGATGGGAGTTAGCCTTCCAGCACAGAATTACTTTGAAGATTGGTACTTATCCTTGGAACCATCCCCTCTAACAAAACGGCTTGATACTTACGGCCATCGGCTGATGATGCTATTTGCCGTGAATGAAGAAGAGAAATCGGTAATAGCTGATATCGCCGAGAGGGTAATCGTGTTACTCAATTGGGAACTTTGTGCTCGCAGACTCCTTGATCCAGAAGGTTCAGAAACGAAACTTGCAAGCATTCAGACCAGCATCATTAAAAAATTAACACAGGGACCACATACAAAAAGAGAATTAGAGAAGGCTTGCCATGCCCCACGCTTTGGAACCTATTTATGGAAAATGGGATTAAGTGGATTGGTAAACGATAATCAAATAATCTTAACTCTAAAAGGTAAGTATGAACTTGTTTTGGAAGAATAGAGTGCCGCCACGTATGCCGCCAAGCGTTTTTAAGGCATTTTATTCAATAATTATAAGTGATTATATATATATTATATATTGAGATAGATAGTCGTACTCCCTATACATAAGGGGGGTGGAGGCATTTAAGGTAACACATTGAATATAAACAAGAAGGTGCCATTTTGTGGGTATGGCGTCACCCATGGCGACATTTAAGCATAGAAAGGAGGAATAAAAACACCTCTCCGAATGGTAGAGGAAACAAAAATCTAACAATTTAAAGGAGGAATTTAATTATGGTAGTACAAAAAAGTAAACAGGAAGAAGGGGCAAGTCTTCGGCCATCGGATGCAATGGAAGGTGGAGGTTTGCTCGACAATGTGAACGTGATATGGGAGGAAGTAAGATTTCAGGAATGGGATTACAATGGCACCCAACCCAAGGCTCCGGCACTGAAGGTCATCATGAGGCTGGAGGATGGAGATTTGGCGGAGCAGTATTTTAGTTGTGGAAAGATCGCTGCTGACGACTACAAGATAGCGGGAGATGGAATAAGGTTAGATAAGAAAGGCAAGACTGCAAGAGCCTTAAGCAAGTCATCTAACTTTATTATCCTTATGCAATCTCTCGTTACAGCAGAATTCCCCGAAGACAAGATGGGAATTGATTGCACCATCTTTGAGGGAATGGAGTGCCATATGATTAGGGTGAAAGAACCTGAGAGAGTAGGACTGGCACCCAGAAAGCCACGGGCAGATGGAAAGGTGTTTGAACGCACCAACTTTGTGGTAGATAATATTATCAAGTTTCCATGGGAAAGGAAGGAGGCAGGTAAAGAGAAAAGCAAGGCTGATGATGCAATATCCCAGAAGACCACCGAGGCTGTTATTGCAGTTCTGAAGGCTAATCCCAAGGGCCTTGATCCTAAGAAACTGGCCGGACAGGTATTCAATAAGACCAAGAGTATGCCTGTTGCACAACTGGCTGCGAAGGAGGATTTCCTGACCGAGGGTGCCATTGAAGGGAATTGGAGCTTCGAGGATGGGATAGTATCATCGGTTCCTTTTTAAGGAATCAGGGCTAAAAAGGCCATCCCGTGCATCCACAATAGCATAAAACGCATGAATTTGGGGTAGGATGGGGTAAATTCCCCATTCTTGCCCCAGAGAGGAGGATAGATGGTAGCACCTAAGCTTAAACACACCGAGGTAACAAAAGGAAGAATGGAGATGGTTCCTGGGTTCGAGGAAGCATCCACCAATGAGATACTCAGGCTCATACTCAACGTAGAAGGAGGAGAGAAACAAGGGAAGACACATTTTGCATTGACAGCTCCTGGACCGATTGCACTCATTGATATGGATATAGGGTTAGAGGGAGTAATATCCAAATTTACTAAGGTCAAGAAGATTTATGTAGCCAGTTTCAATTATCGGGATGCCACGGAACCTAAGCAATGGGAAGAAATGTGGAAGAGAATGAAACAATGCTATATGGATTCTCTTGCCAGCAAGAATATCCGAACATTGATAGTGGATACGGCAACTGAGATGTGGGAACTTGTGCGTATGGCATCCTTCGGGAAATTAACTCAAGTGAAACCACATCATTATGCACCCGTCAATGCTGAATTCAGAGACCTACTGAGAAAGGCATACGACAGTAATAAGAATCTCATTCTCATTCATAAACAGAAGAAGGAATATGTCGATGAGAAATGGACAGGGAATATGGAGAGAGCAGGATTTGGGGATGTAGGATACGCTGTCCAAGCAAATATTATCTCATGGAGAATTACAGCATTAGATGAGACGTATGGAAAAGGTAGAGAGGATGGATATAAAGGATTCGGCATTACAATTCGTGATTGCCGTCAAGTGTCGGAATTAGCTGGTACTGAAATCTTGGAGCCACTGAACACATTTAGTGTGCTGGCCTCGCAAGTTTTTCCATCGAGTGATGAGAGTGAATGGGAGTAAATGAAAATGTTGAATACGGCCATTAACATTTTAATCCTTAGCATCATTCTCATCCTGGCAGAGCCAATATTATCTGTAAGTGCAGTGATATACTATTATTACTTATTATAGAGAGGATGGTCCATGGATTATTGTTACTTCTGCCATGGGAATATTATTGAAGGTAGGTGCATTCATTGCGGACGGAGCACAAATATTTCTTATGAATTACGAGTAATGGCAGAGCAGAAGAAGCCACATCGCAACTTGCATACCTGCACTGAAGAGACGGAGAAGGCATCAAGAAGTGGGAAGAGAAATCCTTATGGGTACGGAAGGAAGGAGGAATGAACAATTGCACGACTTGCCAATACGATCACAATGGTGGCCAGTGTCAACAGGGCCACATCCGATGGAATAAGGATCAGCATTGGATCATTGAGAATTGCCATGCATGGAAAGAGAAAGAAAGATGCAAATGCTATTATTTTGAGCACGCCTATTATACATCAACCGCCTTTAAGGAATATTTTAACGTTGTCTGTAAGAAATGCGGGCGGATAATCGAATGAGTCGGCCAACGCAGGAAGAAGATTATGCACGATACTTCACGGCCCTAAAGAAGCAACAAGAGAGAGTAGAGTGGGTTGTTGAGGGATTGGATGATGACAGATTGACGGTATGGGAAGCAGGATTTATGGAAAGTGTGCAGAAGCAGTCGGAGAATGGAAGATTCCTGTCGGATAGACAGATGGAAATAATTGAACGTATATATAAAGAGAAGGCACAATGAGTATTACCAAATGGGTATGGAGGAAGAAGAAAATGAATGTCACAGACCGAGCCGAGATGACTGAGGGTGTTGAACGATGTATGGCTACTGGATATAAGGAATGCCCATATTGTGAAGAGGAGATGGTAAGGGGAACTTGTAAGGATTGCGGATGGAATTTAAGCAGAGAGTATCCACCAATGGAGAATGAATGACCGATTGGCGAGCCAGTGGGATTGAACAATGTACCAAATGTAGGGAGTTGCTTACATGTAATATTTACTGGTTCCCAATGATACATGAAGGATTATGTGTGTGCAGGAAGTGTTTGGGATATGAGAAGAAGATCAGGTATAATGCCTATGGGATGGAGATAGAGGAATAGATGAATACTTATTGCCAAGACTGTACTCATTATCCATGTCCTGATATTGAAGATGATGATACGGAGATATTGGATTGTGATTACAAAGAAAGAGATAATGAGATTGATACAGATAATATGACAACCAGTGGGCATGATTGCTATGGATCATTGGAATAAAGGAGGAATGAAATGAGAGAACTACTTAAGGAGGATTTGCATCATGTGGTAACATCATTACCAAAGGATGTAATAGAATTGATTAAGAAGTATCCGACATTGATGGTAGCAGGTGGATTTATCCGATCAGTGATTGCGGAAGAGAGGGTAAGTGATATAGACTTGTTCGGAGATAAAGTAGAGACATTGAAACAGGCAGCACAGGAGCTTACCATCTCCAGAAAAGGGAGGATGCATGAGACGGCCAATGGTATAACGGTACTGGCTCCTCCACGGATGCCGATACAATTTATCACTCGGTGGACATATCCAGCCATGATACAACCATTACTTGATTCCTTTGATTTTACAATATGTCAGGCTGTTATTTGGTACATAGGAGAAGACATCAATAGATGGAATGGTCGTTGTAGTGATCGTTTCTATGAGGATCTTGCCGCTCGTCGATTATATTATACTTCTCCTACACGGGAAGAGGAGTCAGGGGGATCATTACTCCGTGTAAGGAAATTTCTGATGAAGGGATATACGATACAGGCATGGAGTTTGGGGATGGTAGTAGCAAGATTGGTGAGCAAGATTGATCCTGAGAAGTTAGGTGGACACGAAGTGGGAACAATCATTGTGGGACTACTAAGGGAAGTCGATCCCTTACGTGTAATAGACGGTCTGGATATGGTGGATGAACATGACCATATTCACTGATTCCCGTACCGGATCTGTAGAACTGGCAGACTTA